CTTTCCATGCTCATGGCTGTCTCCTTTCATGCGGTTTTCTGCTCATAGTACCTCCTAAAACTATTAAGAAACTCGCTACAGCTGACTAAGAGGTATTAGAAAAGAAAGGACAACTACCATGAAACGCAAGACAACTGAAGAGCAAGTCTCCAGAAGACCTAGGCGTCGAGCGCAGACACCCGAAGAAAGAGAGAATCAGCTCATCGCTTTGGCTCTTGACAGGGTTGAAGAGCGGATGTTAAACGGTACAGCCTCTGGTCAGGAGTATGTACAGTTCATTCGAATGGCTTCTTCCAAGGCTAGAGCCGAGAATGAGAAGCTTAAGCTCGAACTCGATCTCGTTAGGGCCAAGACGGAGAACCTTAGACAGCAGCAGAGAACAGAGGAGCTATTCGCCAACGCAATCTCTGCATTCAAAAGATATTCTGGAGCGGGTAGCGATGACGAAGATGAAGAAAACCTATACTGAGCTGATGCGAATCCCAGACTTTGAGGGTCGACTTAACTATCTTAAGGTTTACGGGAGCGTAGCTAAGGAGACATTCGGCTACGACAGATATTTGAATCAGATGCTGTACCGTCTTCACGAATGGAAGGAGGTTAGGCGTAAGGTTATTATTCGCGACAACGCATGTGACCTTGCACATCCGGATCACGAGATTCACCCATACGGACGTAAGGTAAAGATTCTGGTTCATCACATAAACCCAATTACAAAACAAGATATTTTAGAGCGGTCGGACTTGGTGCTAAACCCAGAAAACCTTATAACGGTAAGTCACGGCACGCACGAAATCATTCACTACGGAGGAGAGCACGACAAGGGCCGAATTCTTGTTGAGCGAACCCCGTTTGACACATGTCCTTGGAGGAAGTAAACATGTACAACAAGTGGATTTCCTCCTCTTATGATCTTGAGCTCTACCATCACGGCGTTAAAGGCATGAAGTGGGGAGTTCGTAAGGACCGATATGTAGGAAAGAGCTATAAGAAAGCTAACGATATATATAACACCCTTAGTAAGAAGGAGAAACAATACTTAACAGCTGAAAAGAAACCGCCCAAAGAGTATGTCACAAAGGAAGAATACTATTCCAAGAAAAGTCAGAACGTTTATAGCTCTATAGAGCAGGATAAGGGTAAACCGGTTTCTGTAATAGACTTGTGGGATGGCGGAGATGGCGGCGTAGATGTATCTATTGCCGTGCGTAACGATCCTAATTACAGAGGTAAAGGCTATGCTAGTAGAGCAGTCAAACGAGGAATCGAATGGTTTAATGAGCATCCTGAAGTTGAGTATATGGTTTGGGGCGTTAATCATGAAAATTCAGCCAGCATAGAGTTAGCTAAGAAGCACGGGTTCGAGCTATACAATCAGTACAAGGATGGCTGGGACACTTATATACTTGAAAAGAAGCACTAGGAGGAACCAATAATGGCGTTAAGAGAAAGCATCTTAGAATCTGTTAAAGACTATTGCATGGTCCCACAAGAGGCCGATATTTACGACGGACAACTGTTGGAGCAGATTAATAGCGCCTTCTTCACGCTGTTCCAGCTGGGTTGTTCAGCAAAGCCTTACAGAGTCGAGGATGATTCTCAGACTTGGTCAGACTTTACGAACGATCCCTATATTTCAACTATCATACCAGACTATGTACAAAAGAAAGTTCGCTTGGGGTTCGATCCTCCAGCGAATTCTTTTTTAGCCTCACAACTTAAAGAGGACATCGCACAGCTTGAGAGCAGAATCAACTACGCTGTCGATCCAGGATGGGAGGACTTAGAGGAATGAGTACATATTTACTAATTACTCCTAAGGACGACGAGCTCTATCACTATGGCGTTCGCGGTATGAAGTGGGGAGCCCGCAAGGCCCATAACATGGACACCGCAGCAACGACGGCTTCTGGCGGAGCTTCTATTTATGAGATCGAAGAAGCAGAGAAAGAATCCCAGGATGAGCTCGATAGACAGAAGGCGCTTAATGAGTATTTCGCCAATAAGAAGGGCATGACGCCTGCACAGAGAGCCTTTCACGAGGGGACCACTAAGAGATCTGCTAAGAAGATTTCTGACAGGATTGAAGCTGGCAGAAGAAAAGTTGAGCAAATTCGAAGAATGGCTAAAGAGCTTGGACTAGAGTTAAGCCATTCAGACGAAGAAGTGCTCACCGCAGTTATGCAGATGACCGAAGACGATCTTGAACATCATGGCATCCTTGGCATGAAATGGGGTATCCGCAGATTCCAGCCTTATCAGAAGGGAGAGCGGGTCAAAGGCGGCAAAGAAGTAGGTCAGGCAACCAAGGTCAAGCAGAGACCCTCTTCCGGCGGAATCGTAGAAAAGTATAAAAACTACAAAGTGGCCAGTAAAAGAAAGGCGGCTCTTAAGAAAGCTACAGCTACGCGTAAAGCGAATTTGGAATTCGAGGCCAGCAAGAAGAAAGCTATAGAATCGGGAACCGTAGAAGACCTTGCTAAGTTCAAAGGACAGCTCACTAACGAAGAGTACGGCAGAGCCTTCATGAGACTTCAAAATGAGCAGAAACTTAATCAGATGGTAGCTGCTAATCAGAAGACTGTATGGGATAAGGTCGATAAAGGTATGGAAATCGTGGCTCGTGTTTCCAAGTACGCCGGAACCATTGCTAATGCTAAGAATAATTACGATGCTATGCAAGATGCTCTGCATAAGAAAGAGCGCGAAGCTGAGAAAGAGAGAAAGACTACAGAAAAGAATAAGTTCATTACCAACATTGATAACATAACTGAGCTCAACGAGGGCATGGATAAGTATAAGCTTACGCCTCAAGAGTATCAGTCCGCCATGGATATTCTTGCTAATAAGAAGCGCAACAAGATAACGTTCGGTACCAAGGAAGGCAGTTTCGACGAAGACTTCGTAGACCAGAACAAGAAGGCCGAGAAAGAACTCGATAAGAAGCGTAGGTCAAGATTGCAGCATTCTGCTGAGATTGGAGAGACATTCCTTGAACATCATGGTATCAAAGGCCAGAAGTGGGGAGTTAGACGGTTTCAAGATAAGAGCGGAAGGCGCACTGCAGCTGGAAAGGAAAGAGATAAAACTCGTAGATTACTTAACAGCGGCAAAACCATAACCGAGGGACACAGCTACGATGAAGAAGCAACTTTTATGTACCGAGTGGACGCAGATACCAGAGAAGTCGAAGAGCGAGTGTTTCCTGATGGTCGCGTTATATACCCCGCTATTGCGACTGTAATAAAAGACTTCGAAAACGATCACGCTGGTAATCCATACCCAGGCCCAAAAGGATTTGACGGATTGTATGACCGTGTAAACCCTGGATACGGTGAGCCGGGTACTACCAACAACTGTCCGTTTGTAGGAGTAGCTATGGAGATTGGCTCTAGAGGATATGCCGTTACTGCTAGGCGTTCGTTAGGCGGTGCCTCCGTTGGCTGTTTTAAACGTTGGTTTAAAGGCGCAGACACTCAGAAATGCGACACTTGGGACGAAATGAGTTCCGATCTTAAAAACATGGATGATGGCGCTAGCGGTGTAATGCAAGGATATTATGGTTCTGGTTTGGGATCTGGCTGTGGTGGTCACACTCTTCACTGGAGAAAAGAAAATGGAAAGGTTATAGTTGCTGACGGACAGAGTCATAAAGAGATGGATTTTGATAATGTACAGAATTCATATGGTTTTGGATCAAAAGGATGTTTCTTTACTAGACTTGATAATTGCGAGCCAAACTGGGATAACTTGGCTGAAGACGGGGTACTGGGACTTCAACGCGAAGACCGTAAGATAGCTTCAAAGTCATATTCAACAACCGTCGCTAAGGATCGTTGGTGGGATGCTAAGAAATTTTACGGTTACGATGACGTTCGTGAGATGACGCGTGCATAACACTAGTTAAAGGAAAGAGCATAAATGGAGAAAGCATTAACCTATATTCGAAAGTTATTTTTGCCTGAATATTTCTCAGTGCGAAAGCTGTATGATCTTGGCTCTGCGTACTTGTTTTACATTTCGAGAAAAGAGTACTCTGGCGAAGAGATTCTTGATCCTTGGTATACCATAGATAAGAAAACTATGAAAATTACAGGCTTTGTTGTTCACGACCATTTAGAGGAATTCCGTAAGGCTATGACTTCAAAGCCGGTGTATACAGAATGAGATGAGTCTATCAAACACAGCAACCCCAAAGTACTACGGTATTTTCAGGGACAGAGTATTAAGAGGAGAGATTCCTGTAAATCGAGAAATCGAGATGCAGATGAACCTCATCGATAAGCTTATCGCTAACCCCGATTATTATTACGACGATCAGGCAGTAGAGGGATGGATAGCGTTCTGCGAGAACGAGCTCACCTTAACCGATGGTTCTGACCTTCATCTTCTTGATACATTCAAGCTTTGGGGTGAGGATGTTTGGGGCTGGTATTACTTCGTCGATAAACGAGTTTGGCAACCCGGGATTCACGGAACCAGGGGACGATACATTAAGAAACGCATAAAGAAGAGACTACGCAACAAGCAGTTTTTAATAGTCGGTCGAGGGGCCTCTAAATCTTTATACGGCTCGTGTCATCAGGGCTATGCCCTAACTGTAGACACATCTACAACTTATCAGCTCACGACTGCTCCGACAATGAAGCAGGCCGATGAGATTCTATCGCCACTTCGTACAGCCATAACAAGAGCTAAAGGCCCCTTCTTTAAGTTCTTAACCGACGGCTCTTTACAGAATACGACTGGGTCTAAAGCCAATAGAGTGAAGCTCGCTTCTACAAAGAAGGGAATCGAGAACTTCATAACAGGTTCACTCCTTGAAATCAGACCTATGTCTATTGCCAAGCTTCAGGGTATGAGACCCAAGATGGCAACAGTCGACGAATGGCTTTCCGGAGACATCAGGGAAGACCCCATAGGCGCGATCGAGCAGGGCGCCGCTAAGATTGATGATTGGCTTATTATCGCAACGTCTTCCGAAGGCACGGTTCGAAACGGATGTGGCGATACCATCAAAATGGAACTAATGAAGATACTTAAGGGTGACTATGTCAACGACCATGTCTCCATTTGGTGGTACAAACTAGACGATGTTAAAGAAGTGGCAGACCCCAACATGTGGGCGAAGGCAAATCCTAACCTTGGTATAACCGTTTCTTATGAAACTTATCAAACTGAGGTCGAAAGAGCCGAAAACGCACCTGCCGCTCGTAACGATATTTTAGCTAAGAGGTTTGGACTTCCCATGGAAGGCTTTACATACTTCTTTAGCTACGAGGAAACGAAGAGACATCTTAGACGCAGAGACTATTGGCAGATGCCGTGTGCTATGGGAGCCGACCTTTCTCAGGGTGACGACTTCTGTGCGTTTACATTCATGTTTCCTCTACCTTCTGGTAAGTTCGGTGTTAAGACGAGAAGCTATATTTCGGATCTTACCTACCATAATCTTCCTTTGGCGGCGAAGCTTAAGTATGATTCGTTTCTTAAAGAGGGAAGTCTTGTGGTTCTCGGCGGCGCTGTGCTGGATCTTATGGAAGTGTTTGATGATCTGGATTCCTTTATCGAAGAACACCAGTACGATGTCAGATGCTTCGGGTATGACCCTTACAACGCCAAAGAATTTGTTAACCGATGGGAACTTGAGAATGGCCCGTTCGGTATCGTAAAAGTTATACAGGGTGCTAGAACAGAGTCCGTTCCTTTGGGCGAGTTAAAGAAACTTGCTGGGGAGCGGATGCTTTTGTTTGACGAAGAACTTATGGAATTCGCCATGGGCAACTGTGTAATAACGGAAGACACTAACGGCAACAGAAAGCTGGACAAGATGAGGCGCGAAGACAAGATCGATAACGTCGCCGCTATGATGGACGCTTTCGTTGCTTACAAACTTAATAAGGATGCGTTCGAATAATGGCTTACAACAGATGGATAAATGGGCGTCCTGGTGCAACCTATAGAGGCGTGTGGCAGCCAACGCAAACTCACGAGCTTTATCACTTTGGCGTCCTTGGCATGAAGTGGGGCGTTAGAAGATATAGAGATAGGAATGGCCGTTTAACGCCCTTGGGGAACCGTAAACGCATAAATCTGGAAGTAAAAGGCGATAAAGCTTTTTCTGAAGGGCGAATACAAAAAGCCGGAAAATATTACTCTAAGGCCGCGAAAATACGAGGCTTAACAGATCAGGAAATGGCTAAAAAATATTCTTCATATTCGAAAGCCGAGAAAAAAGCTTCTAAATCAGATTATATGTCTGACAAGTCTAAGAGCGTTTATAAAGAAGAAGCGCAATGGTGGAAAAACAGAGAAAAAGCATTGCGCTATAAAGTAGAAAAAACAAGGACCAAATTAGACGCCAAAACCACCAAGAAGCTTAGCAAGCTCAATGCTCGTTTCGAGAAGCAACAGGCTAAAGCTGATCGTGAATTTGATAAGGCTGAGCGCAAGGCTAACTCTTTTCTGGCTTCGCAGAGAAGTGCTAGAAAGGCATTCAGAAAAGCTTCTAAGGAGCGGTTCAGAGCTAATAAAGTAGCTGCCAGAGGAAAGAAATGGTACGAGCAGATGGCTAAGGAGTATAAGAGAGCCGGTCTTACGATGAGCAAGGAAAACCAGGAAATTGGCAAGGAGTTTATCAGACAGGTTCGTGCTAATTCGCAAGCTATGTATGCTGCTACGTATGTGAGGGGGTAACCGCCTATGCCAACAATAACTCAGCGGCTCCAGAACGCCTGGAATGCCTTCAGAAATTCAAGAGATCCTACAGCTCTGGACTATGGGCGATCTTATACCTATAGACCAGATCGCTATAGAGTACGAAGCGGAAACGAAAAATCTATCGTAACCAATGTCTTTAATCGCATTGCGGTTGACTGTGCGGCGGTAACAATGGAGCATGTTAAACTCGATCAAAATGGTAGATATAAAGACGTCATGAAGTCGAGACTTAACAACTGCCTCACCCTTAGCGCCAACTTAGATCAAACCGGAAGAGCATTCATCCAGGATGCTGTTCACTCAATGTTTGACGAAGGCGTGGTCGCGATCATACCAGTGGTTACTGTCAACGGTAATCCCTGGGTAACAAGCTCTTACGATGTCGAGGCTCTTCGAACAGGTAAGATCCTTGAATGGTATCCGCATCATATTAGAGTCAGAGTGTACAACGAAGACACTGGCCAGCAGCAGGACATTATGTGGCCTAAAGAAGCAGCGGCCATTGTTGAGAATCCGTTCTACTCAGTAATGAACGAGCCCAACAGTACACTACAGCGACTCATCAGAAAACTGAATCTACTTGATTACGTGGATGAACAATCTTCGTCCGGAAAGCTCGATCTCATTATTCAGCTTCCTTACGTAATCAAATCTACTGCACGTCGACAGCAGGCTGAGATGCGCCGAAAGGACATCGAAATGCAGCTTGCGGGTTCTAAATACGGAATCGCCTATACAGACGGTACCGAGAAAATTACCCAGCTTAACCGATCAATCGAAAACAACATATGGACCGAAGTTAAGGATCTTACGACGATGCTATACGCACAGCTCGGCATCACAGACACCATCCTTAACGGAACAGCTGACGAACAGACTATGATCAACTATTACAACAATACGATCGAGCCTGTTCTTTCTGCGTTTGCGCTTGAGATGCAGCGTAAATTCCTGACTCCTACAGCTCGTACGCAGGGACAGGCTATTCGGTTCTATAGAGACGCCTTTAAGCTCATTCCTATCAAGGATCTTGCTGAGCTTGCCGATAAGTTCACTCGTAATGAGATTGCGTCCTCTAACGAAATTAGATCGGTTATCGGATGGAAACCTTCCGATGATCCTAAGGCCGACATGCTTGTCAACGCCAACCTTAATCAATCTCCCGAAGAGATGAGTGAGCACGGAGAACAAGTACCGAGTCAGGAACAACAGGACGACAAATTCGATACCGCTGGTAAGTCACTGGTTAGTAAGTATGCACAACAGAAAATTGAATAAAGGAGAACGTCAAAATGGCAGTTAAATACGACTTTGTCGGCTGGGCAACTCGTAACGACCTGCTGTGCTCTGACGGACGAGTAATTAGACATAATGCTTTCGCGGACTGCGACGGTAAGAGAGTACCTCTTGTTTGGAACCATCAGCATAACGATGTTTCGAACGTAATCGGTTTCGCTGACCTCTCAAACGATCCTGAGGGTGTTATTGCTCATTGCTCGTTTAACAACACACAGGGAGGACGTGACGGGAAAGAAAGCGTGCGGCACGGAGATGTTGTATCTCTGTCCATCTACGCTAATCAGCTTAAGCAGGTTGGAGAAAACGTAATGCACGGCGTAATCCGTGAAGTAAGTCTCGTTCTTGCTGGAGCAAACCCCGGCGCATACATCGAAGAGGTCCTTACGCATGGTGACGACGAAGGGCTTACATCTGCGATTATCTATGCAGATCAGCCGGTCGAGCTTTACCACTCCGAGGACGAAGCAAAGGAGAACAAACCTATGGCAGAAGAAAACAAGAAGCCCGAGACAGAAGAGTCCGGTAAAACTATCGGCGAAATCGTCGATTCTATGACAGAAGAGCAGAAGAAGGCTCTGTATGCACTCGTTGGTATGGCGGCAGAAGGCGCTGGCGCTAACGACGATGATGACGACGAAGATGATAACGATGATAACGAAGGAGGATCCGAAATGAAGCATAATGCTTTTGATTCCGCTAGCAATGGCGTCTACACTGGCGCTCCCGTTGATATGGCCCTCGTCCACAGCGCGGCTAAGAAGGTTGGCTCTTACAAACAGGCTATCAACGACATGATCGAAAACGGTGAGCTTACTCACGCAATGACAGTTCCTATGGAAGGCATGACCGGTCCTTCTCAGGCTACCGCAAACCAGACCTATGGCTTCCGCGATCCCGACATGCTCTTCCCGGAGTATAAGTCTCTTAACACTCCTCCGGAATGGATCAAGAGAGACACCGGCTGGGTTTCCGTGTTCTTGAATGGTGCACACCACCTTCCTTTCTCCAGAATTAAGTCTCAGTTCGCGGATCTGACTGGTGAGCAGGCTAGAGCGAGAGGTTACCTGAAGGGACACACCAAGAAAGAGCAGGTCTTCAGCCTTCTGAAGAGAACCACAGATCCTCAGACCATCTACAAGAAACAGAAGATGGATAGAGATGACACGATCGACATCGTCGACTTCGACGTTATCGCTTGGATCAAGGGCGAGATGAGAGGTCAGCTGGATGAGGAAATCGCAAGAGCGGGTCTTATCGGTGACGGCAGACTTGCTTCCGATGATGACAAGATCTCCGAGGATCACATCAGACCTATCGCTACCGATGTTCCGCTGTTTACCATTCGTGCTGAGGTTGATCCTGGCAAGAACGAGCAGGAGATGGCTAAGAACTTCATCGTTTCTGCGATTAAGGCTCGTAAGGATTACAAGGGATCCGGCAACCCGATTCTCTTCACCACAGAAGACGTCCTTACTGCTATGCTGCTGATCGAGGATGGTATCGGCCACTTCCTGTATGCGTCTGAGCAGGAGCTTTGCACCAGACTTCGCGTATCCAGAATCATTACCGTTGAGGTTATGGAAGGGTTCCACGTCGACACCACTGACTTCGATCAGGAGACTGGCGTTGAGCTTCTTGGCATCATCGTCAATCCTGCAGATTACAGCTACGGTGCTGATAAGGGCGGCGCAGTTGCTCTGTTCGACGACTTCGACATCGATGTCAACCAGATGAAGTATCTGATCGAGACCAGATGCTCTGGTGCTCTGACCAAGCCTTTCAGTGCAATCAGACTTACCAAGAAGGCGGCCTGATCTAGTTCAAAATGGTAGTAAAAGGAGTCCGAGATGAGATACTACGACGACGTAATCTTTGTCATTCAGAAGGAAGACCCCGACGCTCCTGGAAATTGGAAGGAGTATAAGATCGTAAAGCAGTACCGGGGGGAATGGAAACGCATAGAGTCTAAGTGGGTTCCTGGTGACAAGATTAGCGACGACAAGAGAGTCAATAATCAGCTTGAAATCATCGCGGACTCCTTTGCTCTTGCTAATTGGACCGAAATTCGTTGTGTTAAATGGCGTGGACATTTGTGGTCTGTACCTACGGCTACTCTTCGTCCCCCCAGAGTAGTACTTGAGATAGGAGGGCTTTACAATGCGGGAACGGAATCGTTTAGCTCTACATGAAAAACTATGTACTATTCTTGGTTCGCGTTATGTGTATCACGACCCACCGTCCAACATACGCATGAGCTATCCATGCATCGTTTATAAGCGGGAATCGGCGTCAACAAGAAAAGCCGACAATATACGATACATTAACTGGTATCCTTATTCGGTTCAAATAATTTCCAAAGACCCTGACTTCCCGCTTTTCGATACTTTTCTTGACAACTTTGAATACGGAACAGAAGGTAGCGCCTTCACATCCGATAATCTGCATCATTCAAATTTCACCATTTATGCCTAAGGAGGTAAACCATGGCTAAACTTGCATGGGATGAAATTGGTAAGCATCTGTATGAGACAGGTGTAGACCATGTTGTACTTTACAGACCCAATGAAAGCAACGTCTATACAGGCGGAGTGGCTTGGAACGGTGTAACAGCAATCAATGAGTCTCCCTCTGGTGCTGATTCCAACCCGATCTACGCCGACAATATTAAATACCTTGACCTGAGATCTGCCGAGGAATTCGGAGCAACCATCGAGTGCTACACATATCCTCCGGAGTTTGCTGAATGCAACGGCGAGGCCATCATCACTCCCGGTGTCGTTATCGGTCAGCAGACTAGAAAGACTTTCGGCCTGTCTTTTCGCTCTATCGTAGGTAACGACGTTTCTGGTAATGACTATGGCTATAAGCTTCACTTTATCTACGGTGCAACTGCTTCTCCTTCTGAGAAGGCTTACAACACCGTAAACGATAGCCCTGAAGCTCAGTCCTTCTCTTTCGAGCTTTCCACAACTCCGATCGCTGTTCAGGGTTATAAGAATACCGCATCCCTTACTATCGATACTACTCAGTTTACCGATAAGGACAAGATCGCGGCTCTTGAAGCTAAGCTGTATGGCGGTGATTCTGAGGAGCCTACACTTCCTACTCCCTCCGAGATCTTTGATACTCTTGGATTCAAGTGGGATGCTACGACCGGTAAGTATATCCCGAAGACCTGATCTATCTGAGCAACAGGCCCTGACGCATTAGTTGGGGCCTTTTATATTTTTGAAAAGGAGAAAACCATGCTTAAGAAAATCATCAAGTACACAGACTACAACGACAACGAGAGAGAAGGAACCTACTACTTTAATCTGTCCGAAGCAGAACTTATCAAGATGGATATGACTACTGACGGCGGCATGGAAGCTATGCTCCAGCGTATCATCGACGAGCGCGATCTTCCTACACTCTATAAGTACTTCGAGCAGATCGTGCAGAACGCGTACGGCGTTAAGTCTCTTGACGGTAACCAGTTTGAGAAGAGCCCTGAGATTCTCAAGAAGTTTGTCCAGTCTCCTGCTTACGATCAACTTATCCTTGAACTCGTTGGCAGCGCAGATGCGGCAGCGGCGTTTGTAAACGCGATCCTTCCTAAGAAGGTTACAGCTAAGAACTCTGCTCTTCCCGGCAAAGCTCCTGTTGATGGTGTAGTTACTCCCTTTACTAAGTAAGAGGTGAGCTATGCCGCTCACTATTAAGGTCGAAATCGACGAAATGTATGACGAAGAGACGAATCGCTTTATCTCGTTTAAGCCACAGACTCTCATACTCGAACACTCGTTGGTTTCGATTTCAAAATGGGAGTCAAAATGGCACAAGATGTTCCTTGAGACGAACAACAAGACAGGCGAAGAGTTCTTAGACTACATTCGGTGCATGACTATCAATAAAGATGTCAATCCGTTTGCGTACTATGCTCTGAGCCAAAAGAACATTGACGATATTGTCAAGTATATGGACGATCCCATGACAGCATCCAGTGTAAATACCTTTGGAAGAAGCGGTCCTCACGAGCGCGTATCTTCTGAACTTATTTATTACTGGATGTTTACTTATGGAATTCCCATCGATGTAGAAAAGTGGCACATTAATCGACTGCTTATGCTTATTAAGATTTTCTCCCGTAAGAACTCTAAGATGACTAAAGCCGATAAGGCCGCAGCAGATAGACAAAGGGCGGAACTTAATAGAAAACGATGCGCTGCTTTGGGTACGAGAGGTTAGCTATATGGCTTCAATAATCACGTACAAGCATAAAGGTGACTTAAAGAAAACAGACACCTTTTTAAGAAAACTCTTAAAGCAGGATCTGACAAGTATTCTTCACCGTTATGGGCAACTTGGTGTTGAAGCCTTATCGAAAGCTACTCCTGTTGATACTGGTAAAACGGCGGCCAGCTGGGGATACACGGTAACAGAGACTAAAGACTCAGCTACTATAACCTGGACCAACTCAAACGTTAATCAGGGCGTTCCGATTGCACTTCTCATTCAGTACGGTCATGGAACTCCGACTGGAGGATATGTTCCAGGTCGAAACTACATAAAACCAGCAATACAGCCGATTCTTGACGAACTCACAAACGCTTTATGGAAGGAGGTGTCTGAGCTATGAACAAAGAAGTTGAACAGCGGATTGTTGAAATGCAATTTAACAACGCTGAGTTCGAGACTAAAGTACAGCAGAGCTTAGGCACGCTTCAGAAGCTTAAAGAAGCGACCAAACTTGAAGACGCAGGTAAGGGATTAGACAATCTTGCCAGCAGCGCTAATAAGTTAGACCTTTCCGCGATTGCTCAGGGTATAGAACAGCTTAATGCTAGATTTTCCAATCTCGGCATTGTCGGAATGACTGTAATGCAGAATCTGACAAACGCTGCTATGGGCCTTGGTAAGCAACTTGTGAACACTCTTACCGAGGCTCCCAGAGGCGGTATGCAGACTTACGAGTCCTTTATAACTGCAACAAAGCAGTTAAAGAACTCGGCTAAGGACGCCGAAGGCCTTCCGGTTACGCTTGATGCTGTTAATCAGGCTCTTGATCAGTTGAACGATTACTCGGATAAAACGATATATTCGTTCAATGACATGACTGCCAACATTGGTAAATTCACGAACGCCGGCGTTAGCCTTGAAGACTCGGTAACAGCGATTAAGGGCATTTCGAATGTGGCCGCTTCAGCTGGAGCGAGCGCTCAGAATGCCGCATCGGCAATGTACAACTTTGGTCAGGCGCTCGGTACCGGCGTTGTTAAATTAATCGACTGGAAATCGATTAATAACGCCAACATGGGTACTATTGAGTTCAAAGAGCAGCTCATTCAGACAGCAAAAGAACTTGGTACCTTAAAAGAAGTCGGTGACAGATACATTGCCACAACATATTCTGGCAAGAAAGCTAATGAAGAAGCGTTCAATGCCAGTAGTAAATTTGAAGACTCGTTGCAGCAGCAATGGATGACATCTGAGGTTCTGATCAAGACTTTAGGTAAATACGCCAACGAAATGGATCCTATAGGCGCAAAAGCTTCTCAGGCAGCTACCGAAGTCAACAGCTTTACTCAGATGATGAGCGTATTCGCCGAATCTCAGAAGACGTCCTGGTCTAAGACTTGGCGCTATATTTTCGGTGATTACGAAGAGTCAAAACAGCTTTGGACCGGTATTCTTAACGGCCTTAACTGGATGACGTCCGGATTTAACAAGTGGCGTAATGATTTCTTCCAGTCGTGGCACGATCTTGGAGGAAGGTCTGAACTTGTTTCTGCTCTTAGCAATATTTGGACGACGATAACACACTATACCGAGCTGTTTGGTAAAGCAATCGGCGGTATATTTACCAATATCGATGCAAGTCCTCTTGTCGAAGTTGCAAAAGGGTTTAACGCTTTTACCGAAAAAATCAAGCCAGCAGTAGACACCGTCGAAAAAGTTGAAGAGAAAGTAGAAGAGACTGCCGAAGCTGTTACCGAAGTTACTGATAGAGCTGAGAAATTCAACGAAGTAGTTCAGGAAATTATTCGAGGCGAATGGGGTAACGGACAGGACAGAATCGACAGACTTCGTGAAGCTGGCTATGCATTTGAGAATCTTCAGAACGCTGTTAATGAGCTTCTTGGCTGTGAGAAACGGTACGAGACAACCGTATCTGACAATGAAGCTGTCGGTATATCTGCAACAAAGGTTCTGAAAGAGAACGCACAGGTATTAGGCGAGCAAAAAGCAAACACAGAAGCGGTAACAGACGCTATACGTAAAGAAAATCCAGTCATCGGTAATCTAGCGACAATAGTGATGAGCGTTACTTCTGCTATTAAGGTTGTAAAAGCCGGTCTTTCCGCCGTATGGGGTACATTAGCAAAAGGTGCGTCGATCTTAACTGTTATTAAGAACGCCCTCGTGTTCGTGCTTGATATTTTTGGAACCATTGCTGGTAAAGTTTATTCGTTTAATACATGGATATTAAGCTTTTCATCGATAACTAAACTGTTTGCCAATCTAGAAGGTCGCGCAGTAATTCTCCGTAATAAACTGCGTAATGTTGGCATAAGTCTCAATAACCTTGTACCGCTTGCTAAATTACTTAGAGGCGCGGTAAACAAGATTAAAAGCACTCTGGATAATTTCTTTAACTCCCTTAATAGCGGCGTTAAAGCTTTAAATTTCGATAAGATAAAGAGCGTAGTATTTACTATCGGTAAATTTGTTGGCGGCGCGCTTCTTATTGCAATAAACGCTGTTGCGGGCTTAATTGTTAATATTTATAAAGGTCTTAAGAGTCTTTATGAAACGGTTTCAAATTTAACGATAGTTACGCGTATAGTGGACCATATCAAAGCTCTTAAAGAAGAACTAAAAGGGTTTATAGGAACTCTTAAGGATACAAATCTTTATACTAATGTTCTTCTGCCGATTCTCGGAGAAGTTTCAACTACGATGAATCGTATCGGTCATGCTGTCGCTCCTATACTTACCGATGCCCTTAATAAGGTAAAGGCGGCTCTTACATGGGTAGGAGATCAGGCTGAACTGGCGTATCAGAAGCTCAAAGGAACGGGAATACTCGATAAGACAGCGACCGTATTTGAGAACTTTAAAGCTGCTTTAAAAGATATTCCGGACCTTATCACTGCTATTTACACAGCTCTTAAAGAAGGAAGAGTTCCTACATTAGACGAACTTCCAGAGTCGTTTAAGAATCTTGTTACGTCGTTCTCTGAGTTAAAAACCCTTGTAGTCTCTAAAGTTCAAGAGAAATTCTCGAAGTTTTTGGACGACCTTTCTCATATATTTGAGAAATTTCCTAATTCTAAGGCTCTCGGACCGTTTAGTGGTTTTATTCAGAAACTTAAAGACTCTTTTGATAAATTTAAAGAGACAACAGACGGCGCTGGTGATACTATTTCTGCTTTTATTACGAAGGTTTGGAACAAGCTGTCCAAGATAGATTACAGAAACACGGCGATTACTGCGCTTATTGGTACTATAGCTCTGTTCGTGTTTAGATGGTCTAAAGTTGGAAAGAGTGCATCATTTGCATTAAAGTCCATCGGTAAGTTCATACTCAACGGAGGAAAAATAGCCCAAACAGCGGCTGATAAGTACACCGGTTTTCTTAAGATTGCCGGCGCTATCGGTATTATTGCTGGCTCTATATGGCTTCTTGCTCAAGTACCAGCTGATGCATTTGCGAGATCTGTGGGTGTTATAGCTGGCGCATTTACACTAATGTTTGGCGCCATAGAGGTTCTAACTCTTCAGAAGATTCCAGCCGATAACATGAAAGCGATGGGTATTGCTTTTGCTGGAATGGGCGCGGCTATGCTTATGATGGCTGGAGCGGCTAAGATATTAGCGACGATGGAGTGGGACGAGCTTGGAAAGGCTGCTGTTGCGCTTGTTGGCTTTACATTCATGATTGTTAAAGCGGCTAAAGCTGCTGAGAAGGTTGGAGTGGGAGCTGGTGCAGCGTTCTTAGGTCTTAGTTTAGCTCTGTTTATATTAATACCTTCCATCGAGAAATTCGCCAAAATGGACGTAGGTACCCTCGTTAAAGGCGGAGCGGCTGTCTATGCCTTTACTCAGATAATGGCTAGGGCCGTTAAGAAGGTCGGTGAAGTTAAGGGCGGATTCGGGGCGTTCATGGGCTTGTCTCTAGGACTGCTTCTTCTTATTCCGTCTATTAAGCTTCTGTCGGCGATGGACGCTAAGACTCTTATTAAGGGCGGTGCCGCTGTTTATGCGTTCCTTAAGATGATGTCTAAGGCGGCGAAGGAAGCTGGTGAAGGCAACGCTAAAGGTTTCCTGGGAATGGGTATAGCGGTAGGTATTATCGCCGTATCGCTAAAGATCCTCGAGTCTATTAACTGGGCGTCTCTTGTAGTTTCTACTAAGTCGCTTCAGACGATATTAGATTCCTTGTCAAAAGCACTTAGCACCATTAGCGGTATTAAATTCAGCTCACTCATGAAGTCATGTATAGCGATGGCGGCTTGTCTTGCTATTGTAGGCGGCACGTTATATTTGATGGACACTTACATGACTGACTCTACAGCTACGCTTAAGAACGCTATAGCTTTGTCAGCTATATTAGTGTCCTTTAGCTTGCTCGGTGATACTATTAAGACCCTGTCCGAGATTCCTTTCCAGGCCGGGGTTGTTGCCGCCGGTAATGCTATGGTGTTCTTCGGTGCTATGGCTATCTGCCTTGGCGCTTTGGGAGAACTTGATACTCTTACTGGAGGAAAAGCAGGAGAAGCGATCGGCAACGGAGCTAGAGTAATAGGCGCTGCTATCAGTGGATTCCTTGATGGATTTGTTGGCGACACGTTTGACAGTGCCATTGAGACGGTTACACATATTGGCGAGCATTTAAGCAGCTTTGGCGAATCTATTAAAGGGTTCCTTGACGGTATAGCCGGAGTAGACAACGAAACGGTTACTAGTGCTAAGAATCTCGCTATTGCGCTACTAGCTATATGTGGAGCAGACCTTCTTGACGCTTTAACCAGCTGGGTAAGAGGAGATAAAGACCTTGGAGCATTTTCAGCGTCTTTAACCGCTCTTACCGATGCTATCGTTGACATGAATAATAAACTGGCTGGCGTTGAACTTGACGCTGGTAAAATGGATACGGTAGCCAAAGTAGTGACATCGTTCGCTGACGTAGCTAAGGCTATCCCGAGAACCGGTTCCATATTCGATAAAATTACCGGAATTAAAGACCTTAGCGACTTTGCAGACGAAATGAGTGCTTTCGTGCTTGGCGGGTTCCGTAAGTTTGTAAGGTATGTTAATGCTCTCGGCGACACTATCGGCCTGGGATTTATTCTCAAGGTTAGTCAGATTTCTACGGCAACCACAACGATGGCAGATCTTGCCGATAAGATTCCAAGAAGCGGTGGCTGGGCTGATGCTATATTAGGCGTTAAGGACCTCAGTGACTTTGCCGAAGAGATGAAGACTTTTATCGGTGGCGAAAAAGGCTTTAAGGCGTTTATCGCAGAAGTCAACGGCGTAGGAGATTTAACTACTCCGCTGGCCACCCTTAGAAACGGTGTTGTTCCAGCTACTGATGAGATGCTGAATCTTGCCGATAAGCTTGGTAATCAAGGAAACGTAATCGTCAACTTTATCAAAGGTAAGCAGGACCTTAGTCAATTTGGTAGTAAGCTTGCCGATTTTGGTACGGGGATGAAGACGTTCTTTACAGCGATTTCCGGAATAACGCCTGTAACTATCGATGGAATAACAGCATCTGCCGAAAGGCTCGCCGCTCTTAATGCTTCTGAGAATCTTACAAGTAGTAATCTTGGTACTTTCTCTTCCAGCATTAACACGCTTGGCGCGGCTCTTGCTCAGTTCTTCACCGATGTATCAGGAACGGACCCTGAGGCGCTGTCTAACGCCATTACTAAGATAACGAATCTCCATAATTTGTTACTTATATTATCGGGGACTGATTACAGCGGAATTAGCGGATTCTCGGCTGCTTTGGCACAGCTTGGCTCGGCTAGTGCTACCTCTTTTATAGAGGCGTTTGCTGAATCTTCGGATAAGGCTGCGGAAACAGCTAAGGAGTTCATAACCAACGTTATCGAGGGTATTGACTCCATGAAGTCCGAGTTTAACAAGAAGGGCCAGAGCGCGGTAACAGAGTTCGCTGCCGGTATAACAGCGCAGGGTAGACTTGTCCTGTATATTTATGGCGCCGCTATAGTCGGACGGTTGCTTGCCGGTGTAGCTTCCATGTTTGAGGAATTAAACAAGAAGGGCAGTGCCGCCGTCTTAGAGTTCTGCAGTGGTATAAACGAGAACGATGGCTTCCTTATCGGAGCTGGTAAGCATATTACGTCTAAAACCAAAGAAGGAGTCAAGGAAGATCTTGACGATTTCTACGACCTTGGTGACGATGCTATTAGTGGCTTTGCTCAGGGTATTAAAGACAATGCTTATAAAGCTGCTGACGCGGCAAGAAAAGGCGTCCGAGATGCACTGGATGCTGGAGCAGACGAACAGAAGTCAGCGTCGCCTTCGAAAGAATTCGCAAAACTTGGTAAATATGGCATTGAAGGTTACGCTCTTGGCTTCACAAAGAACATAGGGCTCGCCACTAGCGCTGTGAGAAAAACCGCCAAAGCTGGTATATTTGCAATGCAAGAGGCTATAGCAAATACACAAAACATGGTTAGCGATAGCATCGACTTCAATCCTACTATCACACCTGTTATGGATTTGACGCTTCTCGAGCAGGGTATTCAGCAGACTAGCGGATTGCTTAGTGGCCTTGATAGCGTCCGTACTGATGTGCAGGCAGCGATTGATATTGCTGATGCGTACAATACGGCTCTTGCTAGAAGCCATGGTGCAACTCCCACGAACTATACAAATCAGTTTAATGCGCTGCTTGACAGTAACGCTAGATTGATTGAAGCCGTTAAGAGAAACCGTTATGCGGTTATCGACGGCGAATCCGTATTTAACTATGTCGACCGTAGATTCGGTGAGGCATGATAGAAAAGCGGCTCTGGGCAAGATCTGGAGTCGCTTTCTTTTTAGGAGCTAAGTTATGAGATATTTCAAACTGCTGAAAGGCGACGAAAGCGAGGAGCTGGACATCACCACTCAGTCGATATTTTTTCATGACATTGACGGTATCGGTTATGAAGAAGACAGCGAATTCAGAGCACTGGGAGACGTGTTTTGGCTAAACGAAACGTCATATCAGCAAGGTACCGTTAGTGGAAAACTTTGCTTCACAGAGTTCGGTGATGTAGATCCTTATGTTAAGTATAGAAATTTTATAAATTTCATAGCGGATCCGCCTCTTATTTTAGTCTATTATCCGCTCGGACTAGATGGCGAAAAAGACTACATGTTTAAAAGACGTGTAAGAGTAAACCGGATCGGAAAAACCGAGAAAAACACTTACGGGGTTCTGGACGTAGACATTGAGTTTATTTGCTATACACCTTGGTACAGAGAGGTATCGGTGAATAACTTAAGCGCTCCTACCATAAAAAATACTACAGGATGGGTATGGGGCGGAAAGAATTCTAAACCATTGGTATTCGAACCTTCTGACAGAGAGGCGAACACACCTGCCATGTTCAGGGGCGAAGTAATGTCTAGCGTTACGTTATCGGGTACATCCGTTGAGACCAACAATAAAAACCCGGTACGGCTAACTATATATGGGCCGGCTACGTCTCCGTCGTGGGTTCATTACGTTAACAACGAGGTCGTAACCAGCGGAGGTTTCTCCTCGCCTGTAATTATCGGTGAAGACGAAAGACTGGTAATCGATAATACGGACGGAGAGTTTACCATCCAGATATTTAAGGACGACGGAACGGTTCGTAATGTTTATGCACTTAGAAACTTTGACATCAAATGCTTTATGTATCTGCAGAAAGGCATTAATAAGATTATTGTGAGTAGTCTTGATAACCACGGTGTCAAGATTGAACTGAAGGGACACGTGTATTATGCGACAGTATAGTATTGATATTTTTGATCGAAATCTGACGTTTAAATACCACGACTTTGCAAATAGTGTCCCCAAAATTGACGATGACTATTTGTCGCCTGTTACTAATTCTTTGGAAACGGGCTCGACCGATCTGATTAGTACGGGCGATTTTATACGTATAGAAGGCACAGATATTAATTATTTCGGCGTGGTAACGGACGCGACTCCGGGACAGAAAATTACCACGGTTCAGTTCAGGTCGCTTTTGTCTATATTTGACACGGACTTTCTGTTTGATACGAACGATCAGCAGAAAAAGAACGACAGGAACCCAAGAACCTTGGAAGCCGAACTAGCTTATTATCTCGATGCTATATTTAAATCCAGCAACGATTCTAGCCAAAATTACCAAGTATTTAACATCAGCGTTGCCACAAGTTCCGTAAATAAGTGGGGGTTTAATATTACTCCCGATACGGAAGGCTCGCATTATTCTATTATCGGACTCCACAGCGTATTGCTTGCTCAAGCACTTAAGAAATACGGTGTGGCGATCAATGTCACGCCTCACTTCAACGCAAGAAGAATTGATATTTCCATCGGAACTGTATCGGATAAACTTACGATTGACGCCGATTTGGACAGTGTGGACGTTACCGCTCTTAAGGTCAACGACAGACCAAACGGCACAAACAAGCTCATCATATATAATACAGCAAACTATAACGAATCTGCGGTATTCTACGTTTATACGGATAGAAGTTGGGGCATAGAGAACAAAAACCGTATAGTTCCGGTCGTAAGAGAGATTAGAGGTATTCAACCCTACGAAGACGAAACCATAGCTCCTGAAGATGCGTTTCCGTTTGCTGCTGTGGATACGGCTTACGATACACTGTCGGGACTTGAATGGGATAATTTGATAGAGCTTGATACCATGTCTAACGATCCTCTAGTCAATCCGCTTTCTCTTAAGTTTGGGCAGCAAATTACGATGCGCTATAAGAACGGGACGTACTCGAGCATACTTACAGGCAAAGCGTATGACGGTAATGTAGTTAAACTGGTTTTTGGCTCAGAGCGAATCACATTTACTAAGAGAACCAGATAGGAAGGAGTCTAATGAACACCACTATTAAAATCTATCCTGATCGGGAGATGCTGGCTCTTGACATGGCCGAAGCTCTCGACGCCGCAACAATTAGAAGCGGTATAATTCAGGGCTGCGCCTTCAGCACAAATACGGGAAGTCTTACCGTAACCGACGGACGACTCATGATAAAAGGGAGAGTTGCCGTTGTTAGTAGCGGAGCGTTAGAGACACCCGAAGTATCAATAGTGCGAAATGACATGGTCGTTTGCGCTGTTTGTAATTTAACTCAAAATGGTAGTGGCGAAGAAGGTGAAGAGCTGGAGCCTATCACTCTTGAGATAGTAACCCCGGAAGAATACTCGAATCTGGAAAGGGGTATGTCTTCAGCCGAGGACTTTAATGCATCCAATGGTCAATGGGTCGTTAAACTCGGAACGGTAACAGTAGCTCCTGACGGAACTGTGTCGAACTACAAAGCGAACGCCGCTGCAGCGACTCCGGCACGAGTTAACAACAAGGCTTACGTAGACGAAGGAGACGCTAAAGTACAGACCGCGGTTGACAAAAACAAAACCCAAGAAGAAAGCCATTACAACAGACTTGTATTTTGGCGGGACCAGCATATTATAAAAAGGCTCCATGACGCGAATAAATTTAGAACTTGGAACATTACGATTCCGCACTGCGTACTTAAGGCTGGTCAGACGAAAATGTTCTCTGTACCTCACATCGACTATGGCTACAACAGAACATATTCTAATGGTAAAATGGTCGATTCATGGGAATACCCGCAGAGTAAGTATCCTAAATACGTCGAGGAGAAAGACAAGACATACCGCGTTAGAACATCCATAAAGACGTTCGCAAAGTACGGCCCTCGATTCCTTACACCAATCGGAATTGTCGGCGTTCAGGTTACTAATTCTGATAACGGCGGAAAAAATCGTCAGAGAGTTAGACTGATTGGATGGGGATTTGGATCTGAGACATGTAATGTGACGCTGGCCATGGACGATGACACCTCCGATAAGAAGTATCCGCAGGCTATTGTCGATGTGCAACTTAAGATCCAGTATGTTCAGGAAGAGTAAGGAGGGCTAAATGGCTAATGCAAATATTACGGCGTCGATTACGCTTGACGTCTATAACTACGATGCTGAGAAGCCCTCTATTAAGGCGATTGCGGGCGACTCTACCATCAGATACGTAACAGCGTATTTAACCGATAAAGACGAAACGTACAATGTTGACGAAACCAATAGCATTATCGAGTTGGTAACGCTTAGACCGGATAAGACCGTAATTATCGGTAATGCGTCCGTTGGTACGGAGTCTGTAATGATACATCCCGAATATTATCCGCAGGAGAGAACAACGGTTGACGAAGAGGGCATCGAAACCACAGAGTATTACTACATCGACGAGAACGGTAACGAGGTTAACACAGACTCTCTGGACCCGATTCCTGCAGAGTTCGAAGACAGGAGCGTTCTTATCGGAGAACTTTCTAAGGAGATGCTTGCGGTTGCCGGTACTGCGACTTGCCAGTTCAAAATCGTGAATGAAAGGCAGATTCTGCATACGTCTTTCTTTGACGTTAATATAGGAAGAAACCTTGAGGACCAGGGCAGCTACATTGCTGTCGAATCCACAAACAGAAGCTAAGGAGGTGAGACTATGGAAAATGTTACTGTGACATTGTCGCTAGATGTATATGACCACGACTTGTCAGAAGTCTCTATGAAGGCCATAGCGTGTGACAATAATGCAAGGCACATTAAAGTCCGCTTCCTTAGGTCTGGCTTCACTTACGACATCGGCTCTGATGCTGTTGTGTCTTTGTGTGTAGTTAGGCCAGATGGTGTTGGCGCGTGGATGGATGCTACAACCATTCCGTACACCGATGGCTATACTGTCTACGGCGCTGAAGTACAGCTTAGTGATGCTGCGCTTGAAATCAAAGGGGCAGCGTTTGGCCAGTTCGTAATCAGAAAAGGCGAAGACTCGCTCAGAACTGAAATCTTCAAAATGGAAGTAGGAAGGGCCCTAGACCAGGATACAGAAGAGTGGGTCGATAAGTATCAGGGTTACTACATCGATGATATTATCAAGAAGCTGGAAGTCGCCATGTGCGGCATCGAAGTCGATGGCACTACACTTAAGATTACGACGCAGACAGAGGGGAGCGATTACTATCTCTACGTAGATCAGAAAATCAAGGAGCTCAGAAGAGAAGCGGCAACGGGGGTAAGAGTAGAAGTTTCCGACGCCGTTTACATCACCACAACAGCAGGAGGCACAGGCAATGGCTCTTAAAGGAATTTACATTGACGGAGTGAAGTGTCTCTTTGCTCCTGAGGATATTTTGGACGGTGGCATTGAACCGTATCTTGACGACGTTAATACCTTTGTTGAACGGTGGCTCGAAGAGAACGTTCCTACTGATGATACAGTTCTTCGCAGGGACGAAAGCATCAGTGTAAGAGATATTAATGCCGCTGGCGACGTCAATATTCTTGGCAATATTTCTGCGGCAAACTTCGACCCCAACACTTTTACAAGCTATCAGCCTGGCGATAACATCATCTTTACTGAAGGCGAAGGTACAACGACTATCAGCGCTGTCAGTCCTCCCGAGTATATTGCGGGAAATAATATTACTTTTACTGAGGGCACAAAGCAAAACTCTATTACAATCGATGCAGTAGATACAGTATATGGGTCGATGTCTGAGGCTGAAGCAACGGCCGGAACAGCAACAGTGCCAAGAGTTATTACGCCGGCTATTCTTAGAGCAGCTATCAAGGGAGCGCTTGTTGTTGATACGCTTTCTGGCTCGGTAAAGATATCGAAAGGCGCATCAGGAAAGATTACGATCGACGCTACTAAGAGCGGCTATACGCTCCTTGGTGTTGTCGGCTATAACTGCTCGTCTGCTTCGACAAACGTATTCACGGCGATCCAGAGTGGAACCAACATTGTGGTCAACGTTTGGCACAGTGGAGCTAAGGATGACGATATTACAGTTAACGTCTCCGTTCGAGCCCTTTACATTAAGAATTAAGGAGGAGCCCATATGATTAGAATGCGAGCTTTTGGCTTAATCTCTAGTGATTTTTCCAGCGGAGATACCAGGGCAGGTGATTGTCAGCTGATCAAAGGCAAGTATCCTCTTATCATAGATGGATATTGCGGTAGAGCAAGCGACCGTGTCCTAAGAATTTTAAAGGAACTCAAAATCAATAGGCCTTATCTTGCGATTTCGCATCCGCACTACGATCACTATGACGGAATCAGAAAGATCATCAGGGATTCGTATTTCAAACCAAGGAGATTATACGTTCCCGATCCAGATTCCTACGGCGATGTGAGCAATGAGGTCAAAGGCAACAAGCAGGCTCTTCGCAACGTCATTTCGGAGGCTAAAGCTAAGGGGATCCCTGTAACATATTTACACAACGAGCAGAACGTAAAGATAGGCAATATTAAGTTTACCGTCTATCAGGATACGGAGTGCAAGTTTGACGGTAACAGTGAGGGATATGTCAACGACAGGTCTCTCGCTTTTTATTTCTACGAGCAGCGATACCTCACTACCGGCGATGCTGGAATGTGGTGTGTAGAGCGTTATGGCTTAAAACCCATTTGGATCAAGTGCGGTCACCACGGCAATAACATTGGAACAAATGATATTAAGCCGAGCGTTATGGCTCCTAGACTTAAGAGGAATGGCTGCCTCTATTACTGGGACAATGACTACAGTAATCGTCTTACCGATTTCCTTATGACCGGAAGGGACGATGCAATCAACGCCGGCATGAAAATCCTCAGCATTCGTGGCGATATCAATGCTGTGTGGTTCAGCAAGAGAGCGGTCATCTACAAAGGTAATGATATTTACAGGTACTCTTGCTCCTACACGGGAAAGGCCGAGCTTAAGGCATCCGATCTTGCTATCGTGAAAACCGTTCTTAAGGGCGACGCTGGAGCTGGAGACGCTAGAATTAGTTATCTTCTCGATCATGGCTATAATCCTGGTGCGGTTCAGAAGGAAGTTAACGAGATTACGAAACTAGTAAAGGGGTGAGTACATGAGTGATTTAAGTAGAGTAGAACAACTCCTTGAGAATTCGCTTAACGTTGCTGACCATGAGGTTGTTCCGCAGTCCAGAGTTGAAGATCTTCTTCAGAGACTTGACGAGGCACTTGAATGGAATGAGCAGGAAGGCGGCATAAGCAGATCTAATGTAGACACCGTTGTATCTGGCAGTACCATTGCATTCAAGACTAGAATCAATGGGGAGGTGCCTGATGGGACTTAACGGAGTAGATGTTGCCAGCTATCAGTGGGATATTTCGCCTAAGAAGCTGACGACTACAGATTTCGTCATCGTAAAGGCCACTCAGGGAACATGGTACAAGAATCCATATTTCGAGAAGCAGTATAGAGAAGCCAAAGAGGCAGGTAAGCTCCTTGGAATTTATCACTACTTCGAGGGTGGTCCGATTAAAGAAGCAGATTTCTTTGTCAAGACGATCGGTGTCAGAATCGGAGAATGTATCCTCGCTGTCGATCATGAAGGCAAATCCAATTCCATATTTAACACCGACAACGAAGTCGCATACGTCAATAAGTTCTGTGAAGAGGTCTATCGCTTAACACGCGTTAGGCCTCTTATTTATGTATCCAAGAGCGTTACGAGGCGTAGAGACTGGTCGAAGGTCTCTACTAAATGCAAACTTTGGTGCGCTCAGTACGGCAGTAATAAGACTACAGATTATCAAAAGATCCCTTGGACTGATAATGGTGGCTTTGGTAGCTGGGCTGAAGATACGATCAGACAGTATTCTTCGCATGGCAGAATCCGCGGATATTCCAAGAATATTGACATTAATCTTGCATATTTGACGAAAGAAGAATGGACAGCTCTTGCGAGAGGAGACAGAAACTCTGAGACACCTATCACGTCGGCTAAGACACAGACTAAGTGGTCTGATTATATTTATAAGGTAACTGCGCCGGTAAAGATCAGTAACAGCGGTTCTGACGAAAACGGTAACTATCATGGCGGTAAAGCTGGAGATCAGACCGGTAGAGAGTGGCAAATTCGAGACTGGTATATCAGGCCGTGGAACTGTGTATTAAGGCATCCATTAGCGGAAGTTCGAGCGTGTCTGGCTACTCTTGCTGTGAAGGCGGCCGAAAACAATCGTATTGGTTACGACCAGTACCAGAGAGACAGCTACGGTCAGGCCCTTATCGAGGCAGGTTACGATCCGAGCAAGATAAAAGAATACGTAGAGTCCGACTGTTCTAAAGGCGTGATCGATAACGTTAAAGCGACTGGTCATATTTTAGGTGATGAGCGCCTGCAGAACGTTAACGCTACTTACACTGGTAACATGAGGTCGGGGCTTAGCAAGGCTGGTTTTGTCATCCTTACCGATAAGAAGTACCTTACTAGTAGTGATTATCTTCTTGCGGGTGATATTTTACTTAACGACCTGCACCACACCTGTACGGTTGTGACTAACGGTTCAAAATCAGGTGCTGAAGGGGCCAAAACATATCAGAAGGCAACGGAGGTGTACGACATGCTGCCACTGCTTAAAAGAACAGATAAGGGGAAAGCCGTAGAGCACCTTCAGTGGATGCTTAACCATGCGGCCTATAACGGCAAGAAGGAACTGGCTGAGGACGGAAGCTTCGGATGGAAGACCCACGCGGCCGTTCTTGCGTTCCAGAAAGCTTCCGGGCTTACGATCGATGGTGAAGTCGGTCCTAACACCTGGAAAGCACTTTATGAAAACGTATTCTAAAAATTCCCCGGTAGGATTTTTCTGAGAAGGTTTCAAAATGTATGTGAATTACAACGCGAACCCATCTGGCAAATCTACTGGAGACTGTGTAATCAGGGCTATATCTGCGGTTACTGGTCTTCCGTGGCGAATGGTTCATTGGGATCTGGCAACTCTTAGCAACGAGATGTATCAGATGATGGATGATAATGTAGTCTGGCATGAGTATCTGAGACGCCTTGGCTTTGACATTCGCCCGATACAGTATCCTTGTTCAAGAGTTAAGGACTTCGGTAAATGCTTCCCCTATGGCAAGTATATTCTTGGTACAGGAAAGCACGTTGTAGCAGTAATAGACGGCGATTACTACGATACTTGGGATTCAGGTAACGAGCTCGCCGTCTTTTATTGGAAATTGGAGGAGTAGAAAGGAGAAACTATGCCGACGAATTTTAATCAGTATCAGGTACCGCAGACTATCACTATGTTTACGGTACACGGAGAAGAAGGAGCAAACGCATTTCCCGTGTCTCCGGGACAGAAAGTAACCCTTATCGATGCGGACAACGCTGTTATATATGTAAAGAGCGCCAATCAATTTGGACAGTCTCTTCCGCTCGAAGTATATGACATGGTATTTAGACAGCCGCCACAGCCCGAGATGCCTGTAGCGCAGCCTGCAATGACTAAGGACGAGATCATCACCACGGTCAACGATGCTGTTAAGTCGGCTATGCAGAAGTATTTTCCGCACATCAACTATAGCGAGTAAGGAGGTAGGATATGGCTAATCCTTTATTTGGTAACGGCGGCTATGGCGGTATGCCTCAGAATAATCCGTTTGGTGCTTTTGGCGGCATGATGAATTTCATGAACCAGTTTAATCAGTTCAGGAGCGGCTTTCAGGGTAATCCCGAGCAGATGGTTCAGCAGCTCAGACAGAACGGCCAGATGACCGACGAACAGTTTAATCAGTTAAGCGGTATGGCTCAGTCAATCCTGCCGTTTATAAGAAGATAGGAGATTTCAAAATGGCAGAAAGTTTATTCGATCATCTGACAATAGACGGGGATGAGGCCAAACTGGACGGCGCCGTGATCAAGAATCTGGAGAATAATAGCGAGTTTAGTGAGTTAAAGGAAGATTTAAGTGGGATAACTCCGCTTGACATTACCTTGAAGATTTCCGGAAAGGCCGCAGATGCAAAAAAAGTCGGTGACGGTCTTGCGGAAAACAAATCAAAAATTGCTGAAGTTCAGAATGAAGTCATCAGAACCGCAGGTGTGGTTGAAGAGATGGAGTGCAGCTTGACGGAAGAAGTCAAAACTGCTTTACTCGCTTGCTTCGAACAGGTTGCATGGATTGGTGCTGACGGGAAAACTTACTATGATGCGCTTGAAACTGCTTTGAATAAGACACGGACTATTAGCAGTATCAGTGCCGTTTTTACACAGGGGTCTGCCGTTGTTTATGATACCGATGAATTGTATTCTCTGAAGCAATATTTGACCGTAACTGCCACATATAGTGATGCGGCTACGAAGGAAGTCAATAATTATACTCTTGAGGGTACACTGACCGCAGGAACCAGTACGATTACTGTTGCTTACGGAAAAAAGACCACAACATTTAATGTCACAGTTACGCATCAGCAGAAAACGCTTGAGTCGATTACTGCAACATTAAGCTCGTCTGCCGCTATGACTACGGATAACGTTCTGGATGACCTTAGACCGTATCTGACAGTACGTGCTACATACAGTGACGGTTCGACTCAGACAGTTTCCAATTACACTTTGAGCGGAAGTTTGAATGTGGGTACGAATACGATTACTGTTACTTACAGTGGGAAAACTACAACATTCACTGTGAATGCTACTGAAGCTGAAGCTGTTCTCCAAAGTATTACGGCTACATTTACACAGGGTAGCGCAGTGATTTATACAGACAGTTCGCTGAATGATTTGAAGCCGTATCTGACAGTTACCGCCAGATACTCAAATGGAACTTCGCGAAATGTTACAAATTATACTCTGAGCGGCACACTTACTAAAGGAACTAGTGTTATTACAACGTCTTATGGTGGAAAGACAGCTACGTTTAATGTTACTGTTACAGAAAGAGCAACACCACCTACTCCGAGTACCGATCCTATTTATACCGTTACTCCGGGCACTGTATTTAATGGGTCATCCGATTACATTGACACAGGTTTGCAGTTAATGGGCAGTAATAAGAGCAATATAACTATTGTGATTGATTGTCTGGATAAAGCAACGCCAACAAGCAATGCCACTGCTCAGAGAAAAACTTTATTCCATTGTATGCATGAAACTGGCGCATGGGCGGGATTTGTTTTACATGATATTAATGGAAATTCTACCAAAACCTTAAAATCATTGTTTTTTGAAATAAATTCTGATGTTTCTGGCACGTCCTGTAGTTTTTCTAATATTGAGGCAAGTTCTAATGGCGTTAGAGAAAAAATTGTTTGTATAATTGATTTTGAAAGTAGACGCGTGACACTTTATTTGAATGATATTGAGAATAAAGAATCAGCATCACTCTCAACAGCTATCGTTAATACAATAATTTCAGAAACATTATTTATTGGATGTTATAGAACTACTTCAAATACAAGAGGACGTTACTGGACAGGTACTTTATACGATTTTAAGGTATATAACTATGCATGGAGTGATAATGAAGCACAGGCTTATTTGCAGGAGGATCATAGCTGATGGGAGCAATATACGATATTAGCGGAAATGAAATCATTATAGACCGTGATGTTCCTGAACCTGAACCGAGGACGATAGATATTTCAGGGATTCCATACATTCATTTTATTGGTACTCTGCCAACGAGTAAAAATCAGGGAGCATTGGGAGTGCAGTTTATTTTTGGTAATAATACTGAAAGAATCAATGGGTATGCTACTTTGAAGGTTCAGGGCAATTCTACAACTGCATATCCTAAGAAAAACTTTACACTTAAACTGTTTACCGATAAAGCGCATAAGAAAAAGTATAAAATAGCGTTTAATGACTGGGGTGAGCAGGATAAGTTTGTTCTAAAAGCCGACTGGACTGATATTTCTCATGCAAGAAATCTTGTTTCCGCAAGGCTTTGGAGTGATGTGGTAGCAAGTAGAGACAGCTATGATACTTTGCCTGAATTATATCGGAAATCTCCGAATAACTGCGTGGTCGATGGTTTCATAGTCAAAGTTTTTGCCAACGGGGTTTATCAGGGCAGATATTCTTTCAATGTTCCGAAAGACCCGTGGATGTTTAATATGGATGATTCGCTCGATACTCATGCTGTGCTTTGTGGCGAGGATTATGTCTCTTCGTGTTTTAGAGCATCTGCAAAACTTGATGGGACAGACTGGACGGATGAAATGCATGAGGATAATCCTCCACAGCTTATAAAGACGAGATGGAATCAGGTTATTTCGTTTGTAAGAACATCATCTGATACAGATTTCGTTGCCAATATAAATAGCTACATCAATCTTGAAAGTCTGATTGATTATTACATTTTTGCTTATGTGGACTGCGGGCTTGATGCTTTAGGCAAAAATCAGATTTACCTTACCTATGATGGCAATCTGTTCTATGCATCTATGTATGATATGGACAGCACTTGGGGGTTGTATTGGGATGGTTCTAAATTTGTAAGTCCTGAATATCGTATGCAGGAAGATTACGAAGTAGGAGTGCATAGTACAAGTAATCTCTTATTCAATCGTCTTGCACAACTTTTCCCTACAGAGATAAAGACAAGGTATAATGCTCTTCGTGGAGGTGTGTTATCAGAAGCATATATTAAAGATAGGTTCAAAGAATGGTGCGATATCTCGTCAGCTGAACTTGTTGTCATGGATTATGCAGAAGAAACAGCAGGTGGGGCTTTTGTAAATATTCCACAGAAGACAACGAATAACTATGAACAGTTATCCGCTTTCATTACTGCAAGACTTGCATATGTTGACGGTAAAATTGCTGAACTAACTTAAAGCACCATTTAACTCACTTTCTCATTACTTAGTTAACTAGTGTTGGCCACACTTTTTAATACTTATCAACTTATATTTTTCATCCAAAGAAAGAAGGTGATTCCATTGGGCTAGTCACATTCTTTCTACAACTGAATAAAAACAGCGAATGCTCTGAGATACATGCCTCTCCAGCACGCTTCCGTAAAGCCGGACGGACTAGCAGACCGATAGAACTGCTATTTTTTGTACTCATTAACCAATTTTATATTCTCAACAGGAGGATAATACTATGTCTTTAACTGACAATAATAACGGAATGGTCATGCCTGTTTCTCCTATGTACGGCGGTGGAAATACCGGTTTCGGAGACGGTCTTTTCTGGATCATTATTCTGTTCCTCTTTGCGGCTATGAGCGGCGGTTGGGGCAATGGATTCGGTAACGGCAATGCAGGAACGATCCTTCCTTTCATGATGAATCAGTCAGGACAGAGTGAAGTCCAGCGAGTAGTTGATCAGCAGTCCGTAATGACAGGAATCTCCGCACTCAGCGCTGCTCAGGCTAATGGATTTGCCAACGCCGAGATCTCCAGATGCAATGGCCTCTATAATCTGACCTCCCAGCTCAACAACATCGCTATGACTCAGCAGAATTGTTGCTGTGAGAACAGAGCTGCTGTAGCGGACCTTAAATACACAATGGCGCAAGAAGCATCGGCAACCAGAGCCAACACCGATGCCAAGACTCAGGCGATCATGGATAAGCTCTGCCAGCTCGAGATGGATGGCATCAAGCAGAACTATGAGAACCGTATCGCCAACATGCAGAACACGATCGACTCTCTCCGCACCATGAACTCCAATGCAAGATTCGATGCTTCTCAGAACGCTCAGACTGCAGCGATCCAGGCCGGTCAGAGAACGCTTGCTAATGAGATCGAGCAGTACGTTCTTCCGACACCTAGACCCGCATATGTAGTCCAGAACCCTAATTGCTGTGCTCAGCAGACCTTCGGGTGTGGATGCGGCGTAGCTTGAGGAGGTACGAATGGACGAGATTTTAGAGTTTATTTCACAGTTCCATTTTCGTAACGAGCTGTGGGTCTTGTTTATTCCACTTGGACTCATGGCTATCGATGTTCTTTCTGGCGTGATCAAGGCCTGGGCGCATAACGACTTTCAGTCCGCTATTATGCGTTCCGGTCTTGCCAAAAAGGCTGGGGAAATTGTTATTTTAGTCGTAGGCGAACTTGTGTCATTCGGTTTATTACTCCCTGACACGATCATGAACTGCATCAGTTTTTACATTATATTTATGGAGATAATGTCCATTCTCGAAAATGCTGATGCGCTCGGCATACCAATTCCGAAGTTCGTCAAGGATGTAATCAATAATGTAGACGACCAGCTTCAAAATGGACGCCGTGATAAGGAGGACTAAATTATGGCAGAGTATGTATACCCTTTAGATCAGACGGTTGAAACTGGTCAGAACGTATTACTTCAGGACTCCATTCCTTGTAACAAAGGCTATGTTATTCATAGGAATGGGTCTGGAATCCTTACTCTCCGCGGTATCGTGAACAATCCTTGTGCGAGGTTTGCGCGATATTTTGTAGAATTCAACGGTAACATTGCTGTTCCTGAGGGAGGCACTCCCGGAGAGATTTCAGTAGCTCTTTCGATCGACGGAGAAGCGCTTCAGACTTCACTGGCCAGAGTAACTCCTACCGTGGCTGAAGCGTTCTTCAATGTGACCAGCGTTGCTTATATTACTGTGCCGGCTGGTTGCTGTGCGACGATCGCGGTAGAGAACACATCAGGGGCCGACATCACAGTAGCAAATGCTAATCTCGTAATCAATAGAGTCGCATAAGGAGGGTTATATTTATGTCTATGACACGCGAACAAATGAATACTATTTCTGATTTTGTTGACCTCCTGTGCAAACAGATCGACAAGATCAACAAGAAGGGCGATATTACTCCTGACGAACTTAACAGGATGGACAAAGCGATCGACATCGTTAAGGATTGCTCTGTCATCTGCGCTATGGAGGAGTACGGTAAGGATCCTGAAGAGGAGATGTATTCTTCTATGGGATATTATGGTAGAAACTCCAGAACTCCCGGTTATCCGCATATGCCCATGTACAGTTCCAAGGGAAGAGATTCTATGGGGCGGTATTCTTCGTCCATGGGATATTCCAGAGATGACGGCGCTAAGCAGACCATGCGTCACGATCTGGAGATGAAGATGGCCAACGCACGTAATGAAGACGAGCGCCAGATGTACATGCGCATGATGGAAGCAATGTAAGTAAGGAGGAGAAAGTATGGCTAACACAATTCTTGAAAAACTGCAGGAGAAGTTTCCCGGCGCTCCTGGCATTAACGACGCCAAAAATATTGCTGAGGCAGTAGGCGCGATTAACGGCACTGGCGGAAGAGGTGCAAACGCGATTGCTGATCAGGTTAAGGCTCTGACTGACGATGAGCCGGATGAGCCCAGCGAAGGCCATCCAGTACTTTGACAAATTTGGTCATGGGTATAGGCTAATGCTTATATTTGTGGCTAAAGCGGCTTGGGGGTAGTGGGTTCGAATCCCGCTATCTCCACTATTATATTTTACCCGTGGTCAGTCGAATAGGCTTTCCACGGGTTTTCTTAGGCATTTTTGAGAACGGTTTCTTACAGATGCTATTATTTTTTCATATTTAAGAACCTATTTTGTCACGAATTTGGTCACGGAATCGAAGTGATTTAGAGCCCTGTCCGTAAGAGCAGCAGTTTCATCAGAGATGGTGTGGCGGTACACGTATATTAGTACATCTGGCGTTGACCAGCCACCACGCTCCATTATGTAGGCGTCTGGCAGTCCGTTGGAGTGAAGCGAGGAAACACAGTAATGACGAGTAGAGTGGAAATTGTAGATGTCTTCTAGCCCAATGCGCTGCTTCACACGGAGCTTATCCTTGTCTGCGAAGGTGTATCTGTGCCCGTCTATCATTAGGCGGATTCTATAAGTTCCAGATGGTAATTGTTCGACTTTCATAGTGGTCTCCTTTCTGTTTATAATTTACAAGTCCTATTATAGCAAGCATATCGTAAAGATAGGAGGTGTAATATGAAAGAATTAACTAATTTGGAGATTGCGATGCTTTCGCCAGTAAAGCGGCAGATATATCTGAAGAGGCGAAGACGAGCTCGCATAAAAGGATATATAGAACGGATAGAAGTAGTTCCGTTCCATCATCCTATAAACGGGTATACGTTCTGGATGCCCTTAGATAAAGCGCGCGTAATGGCGGAACTATTCTCAGAACTAGAAGAATTTTATAAGACGCGGAACCTAGACATTGAAGATATGTTTACGGAATGTGAAGAGGAGTCCTAACAGGGGCTCTTCTTTTTACGAGCAAAAATTACACCTTCTGAAGTAGCATAAGCTTGTTTTTTAAGAAGGAGGTTAAAATGGATATTTTTAAATTGTTTAGAAGGCATAGAGACAAGGTGGCACTGAAACTCGATGAGCTCATCATGGACGGCATGACAAAAGACGAGATGTATAAGAATCGTCAGGAGATCATGTCAGAATTTGATGGTCTCCTCGAACACATTCAGCTCTACCATGACGAACTTAACAGTTTGAGACAGGACATAGAAGAACAGACTGAGTTATTGAAACAGCTATGCAAGGAGAGGTCCTAACAGGGCCTTTTCCTTTTTCGAGCAACTTCTACAGTTCTTAATATAGGAACTATATTTTACTAACCATTTTAGGAGGTGCTATATGAAAGCAATTAAAGTTGCTGCAGGAATAGGTACGGCGGTTATGGCGCTCGTTGGAGCGTTCTACTCGATCGCAATTCTGGAATTCTTGATCGAAACGGTCAAGGAAAGCGAGAACGGCGATGAGAGACAGAAAGCCAACGAGGACCTCAAGCCGCTCGTAGTTAGAACTTGGAGGCGTAAGTATGCGGAAATTCCTCCTCGGAATAAGGAAGAAAGGAGGTATGGTTTCAGATAAAAGCAAGGAGGGGCAACCATTACGGGTGCTTCTCTTTTTCGTTTATATTTTACAGCTCCTATAATGCAAGGAGGTGAAAGTATGAAACGAAAATTTGACATGTTGGATACGGCTGATAGTGAGGCAGCTTTGATACTTATGGACATGAGCGTTACCATCGAGGAGCTGAGTCAGTCATCAAATGAAGAAGAGAAAAAGTGTTTGGTGACGAAACTCGACATACTCGAGGAGGACGTTCGTTCCTTAGTGAGAAAGGTCGCCCGAAAGGGTCGTATCTATAGGGAACTTCGTGAGGATTGATTTGCAAAGGAGGGGCATCCGTTACGGGTGCTCTTTTTTTCTATTTATTGCATTGCGCAAAAATTACAGCATATGTAATAGACAAATAAACCATTATTTTTAGAAGGAGGTAATATTATGAATTGTTACACAAGAAAAGAAAAGTTTAAGATGGCGTTTGAAGAGATCGGTCACAAGGTTAAGATGACATTTGATATATGTCTGATTATCCTTGAAATCGTTGCTCTCATGACGATAAGCTATACTTGTGGAAGGATCATGAGGTTAGAAAACCAGATTGAACAAATGGAAGAGTCGAAAGAAGAGGAGGAGACGAAAGTCAGAGTCGTAGATACCGTCACAGGACGAGTGATCTATGAGGAGTGAACTTCGGTTCCTCCTCTTTTTTTCTATTTATTGCATTGCGCAAAAATTACAGCATATGTAATAGAAAGGAGGGAACTAATATGATGTATATTATTATGATTGATATCGTCGTAGTCCTGATGGCAGTGTCCGATGACATTGTCGATTGGATCGACGATAAATTGGGAGTCTAACGGCTCCCTTCTTTTTTGTATTGCGCAAAATTTGCAAATACTATAATAGAAAGAATAGCTTAATGGGAGAGCGCCACTTCGGTGGAGGCAAGGGTTCAATTCCCTTTTCTTTTTTTTTTTGCATTGCGCAAAATTTGCAAACACTATAATAGAAAGAACACGGTAACTACTACCGAAGGGTTATGGCACATCAAGGGTTGAAAGAAAGTAGGACGAGGGCCAGCACTGAACCACAGTTCTTTTATTTTTTCGCAACCGTACACAGGTGACGAAAGGAGGACTTATGATAATAGCATTACAATTTACGGCTACTATCTTAATTTTTCTCGGGGGTTATATTTTGGGAAAACTCGGGAAAAGGCAGCATTCATCCGGGAGGCTTATCATCGATGAGAAAGGAGAGACCGAGCGATGGACCTTCATGGTGGACGACGACATTGAGGACATTAAGAAGCAGAGTGTTATATTTATGAACATTGAACGGCGGGCATGACTTACAGTTCCTATAATGCAACTGTAAAAACATACGGAGGTAGAAAGATGGAAGAAGAGAAGAAAGACGTAACACTTGTAGAGCTCCAGCAGTCACTCATGAACGAGATGACGGAGGAGCACGATGCGGAGTATTATGCATCCACCATGGACATGTTCGACCGCGTTTCAAAGGCGCTGGCTGAGCAGAGGAAGGCTGAGAACGAGAAAGCCCGAATCGAGATGGAGGAAGCTAAGTCTGTTAGAGAGGCAGAGGAAGCTGACAAAAGATCGAAGCGGGAACTTATCGGCAACGGTCTTCGCTGTGCAGGTCAGGTCGGAGCGGCCGGCATTGCTGGGTGGGTCAGCATTGTCACCATCGCGCGGATCATCAACGCGGAGGATAATGACAAGCTGGTGCTCAGTAAGGCGTTAGGTTTCGTTCTGAAGCCTCGCGGATGAGTTGTGAAAAAGAGGCTCTGGCAGAAATGTCAGGGTCTCTTTGTTTTTTCTTGCATTTGATCGTCTAAAAAAGGAGGCAAAACTATGTATTTCGGCACACTGTTGACGATTGCCATGCTCAAGGACCATATCGATTTTCTGAAGGATTTCGATCCTGTAACGGCTGTTGATATTTGCGAACCGCACGAATGCATCACCTATACGAAGCAGAAGATTATTGTGGGTAAAGCCACGAGAACATTATATGCTGCTATGCACGGTGGCGCTACGGAGGACGAGATCAGGAGAATCGCTCAATATGGTCTTGTCGCTATTGATTGCGTTAAGCACCATCTGGATATGAAGCAGGCCGATGAGAAGTACGGTTTCGGAATGCTGTACGAGAAGTATGTTAAAAAACCTCATAATACTTGATTATATTCTACAGGCCTTATAGTGACAAATTATGTCGTTTCGAAAGGAGAACTATGAAAACAAGAGACAAACGGCTCATGGAGTGGACGAAGCGCGTATGGACAGAGTTGGCTGACGCCGACTGCAATCCTGATATTATTCCATTTTCGTTATGCGATGCAGCGGAGATTGGATTTAGCAAAGGTTTTTCAGCTGGAGTGGCAGTAACATCCATAGCACTTACAGCCGCTCTTGTGGGTGGAACCGCATGGGGACTTTGGGAACAGTGTAAGGAGTAATATGTCGGAGACCATCTATTACAGGTGGTCTCTGTTTTTCTTCTTGAAAGGAGACGTCTATGTACGTGCATTTACTCGGTAAGGGAACCTACAAGACAAGAATGAGCAAACAGTTTAGGGACGAGAGCTTTGTCGACGAGCTAGGCCCGATACAAGTCTACACGGGTAGCCCGGCTGATATTCGCAAGGTGATTAAAGTCTTGGAAAAATATTATGGGCAACATGATCGACACACAAGCGCACAGACAAACTGGTCTTTTGAATGCGCGGTGCTGATGCACAACCCGGTAACGTTAATAACCGATTTGCGTTTCACTGACGAGTACGAAGTTTACGTTTGATTATATTTTTCGCATTGCGCATAAATTACACCTCCTATAATGCAATGGCAACACAGCAAAAAAAGGAGGAATGGAACATGTGGTATATCATGAACTGGAAAACGTTCACAGGCTGGGCAATCGGATATATGATCGGAGGCGCCTTGATCGGGTGGACAGCAGCGAAATGGTGCGAAGCATACCAGGAAGCCCGCGATGCGGGTGTTGTGGCATGAATAAGGAGGAGACTATGACAACACTAGGAATCTTGTTGGTCGTGATCGGCCTTATCTGTATTTTAATGGATAAGGACTGACCACGATCGGGAGGAGACTATGGCTGACATGGCCTCCTCTCTTTTTTGTTGGAGGAGATAATGCTTGAAATAATTTTGTGGATTTTAGGATGTGATTTGATTCTTGGTACGGCTATGATGTTATATTTGTCACTTGAGTGGGAGTCCCGCAAATGGAAGATTATGGGTAACGGCTGGACTCTTAGCCGATGCAATCCCGTACGGCCTCTATGGCAGAATCTGTTTCTTTATATTCCTGTGGCTGGCCTCTTATGGTACATGTATGCAGGAACGTTACTGCATGAATTATCTATAACAAAGAAAGAGGAGGACACAGTAGTAGCTGTTTCTGTACTTGGTCTCACGGCAATGTATTGTGAATAATTAGATTGCGCAAAATTTGCACTTCCTATAGTAGTAAGTTAATGAATTTGTTTTCAATTATAGGAAAGGAGCAAAGCATGAAAACAGAGACAGGTATGATTAGCAACTTGGTATTTATGTACAAGGGACGGCTGGTTGATCCCGGTAGGAGAATTAGATTCTGCCGACACATGAGAGACCTTGAGGCTAAAGAACTCGCTATTAAAGCGGGTCTTGACCCAAGCTACATGTCGAGGTTGGAGCTGAACAGAAGCCGGGCGCGACTGGCTACTTATGAAAAAGTAGCGAATGCATTACAGCTTTCTGTTGACGAAATGTTCGGCATCGTTCCAATCAACTGGAACAAGTGATCTTACTCAGAGGGATTCGTAGAGAAATTCTACGGGTCCTTCTGTTTTTTCATGGTTATATTTTGCAGTTCCTATAGTGCAGTAGTAACAAAACGTTTATATTTTAGGAGGAACTATGGCTGAGATTATTGACGAGTTCAAGAAGGAGCTCAAGAAGCGGAAGTTGAAGGAGAAAATCGACCAGGCCAAAGCATTTGTCGAAGATCATCCGACAGAGTCTTTGGCGGCTGCCACTGCGGCTATCGGAGCTGTGGTCGGTCTCATTAAGAGAGGCGATCGCAAAGCCGATATTCGCAAGATGGAGAAGCTTAAGGAACTGTATATTTATGATCGTAGCATCGGCGGATACTGGAAGGTAAGGAGAAGACTCACAACTTCTGATATGCTCGAGATTGAGCGTCAGAAAAAGTTAGGTCGAAGCCTTGGAGAAATTCTCCAGGACATGAGACTGCTGTGATCTTAAGAGGGAGTCCTTTTACAGGGGCTCTCTCTTTTTATATTTTCCGTAAAGCATAAAATTCACATATAAAAAGGAGATAGTCATGGGATACAATAGGGGTCTTGTTAAATCAGTAGAAAAACGCGTTGAGGAGAAAGAGAAGAATATTAAGAAAGCCTATGAGATCGTTATCAATGCCGGTTCGCACGGGATCTCAGCCAAAGAACTTGGGGCAGAGATGCATCTTTCGGCTGAGTCTGGTCGTGTATATTTGAACACCCTTCTCGAAAGAGGTCTCATCAACCATAGAAAGGAAGGAAAAGCCAGAGTGTTTGTGACAAACGATGCCAGCAGTGATACGTCCAAGGAGATGGCCGTTAATCACTCAGGAAAAGAGTTCGCTCCCGGTAGTTATATTCCTTGCTCCAATGTGTGCAAGCCGGGCGACGTTGTGTGGGTATCGTCCAGATCAGGCGAGGGTGCGTTCTTCAGATATCTCATCATCACACCTTGGGAGCACAAGGCCATGTGCCTGGGGATATTTGAAGAGGGTCATCCGAAGCTCGATCTCAACGATCCTTATTACGTTTGTATCGGTGAAGATCCTGAGAAGCACGTCAAACTCTATGCGGACCTCCGTAACAACTGCCAGCGTGGCTACAGACAGTTTGGCGAGAGAGTCATGCATGTGGACGAGGAGAGCTTTGGTATCGTGAAATACCGCCTCGCAAGAAGCATGGGTATTGACCGCACACCTGTCGAGAAAAAGGTCGTCAATGATCAGACAGTCGAGCTCAACGTCAAGATTACCAAGCTTGAAAACAAGATCAAAGAGCTTGAGGAAGACAACAACGACCTCAGAACAGAGCGTGATACGGCGCTTAAGCAGGTTGACGAAGCACATGTCGGCTGGGATCAGGCTAACAGACTCGCAACGCAGTTCAGTAACGATGTGAACGAGCTGTCTACTTTGAACGCTACTCTCAGGGATAAGCTCACTAAGGCAGAGGCTGAGAATAACGAGCTCAAGAAGCAGAAGACCGTTGACGGACCTACGCAGAGGAACATTGGCCAGATTGTTGTTGCCAACAAGGTCAATGAGGCTCTCAAAGAGCGGTATGAGGACGAGATCAAGACCCTCAGACAGGTTATATTCTCTATGATTAAGGGAGGAGATGCGAAATGAAGAAGGACGTTCTGAACAGCATTAAGAACTTTATCAAGCGTAACGATACCAAGATCCTCACCGGGATCGCGATTACGGGGGCTATTGCGGCTCCCATTCTCGCTTCTAGGGCAACTCTTAAAGCTAAGAAGAAGATCGATGTTTACACAGAGACATGCACTAGGCTTAGTGAAAAATGCGGTAAAGAGCCCACAGCGCCGTCTCTTGCAACCAAGGCAAGGCTTACCGCACACTATTATATTCCGACAGTTGCTGTTGTTAGCATCAGCATCTACTCAATGATCAAATGCGAGAAGATTCATGTGTCCAGAGAGCTCGAGATTCTTGGGCTTAGCGCCTTCTGGGAGAATCGTTACAGGCTCCTCAACGACAAGATTACCACTGAGTATGGTCCTGAGGCTGTAACAGCGCTGAAGAAGGAGATTGCCGCTGAACAGAGAGATCTGGTCGAATATTCCGAAGAAACCGGCGAAACCAGCATCAAAAATGAGGAAGGAAAGGAAAAGAAAATCGTGGTAGACCATAACGCCAAATTCCTTCTCTATGACCCGATATGTGGTGACTATAACTATGCTACGCTAAACGACCTTGCAGCAGCGACTTGTGTGCTTAATAGGCGCTTTATCGGCATGGGGTATTATGAAACGGTCACCTGGAATCAAATCAGAAGGGTTATTGGCTGGCCTTCCAATCCTATTGCCAAGAAATATGGCTGGAACGGCGACACCGACGAGGATCTCATCGAAATGATGCAGTATAACGGTGACAACTGGCTCGATATTTATGTAGGAACTTCCGATGGCGTAGATCCGCTCATTGAAAAGGACGGAAGTCTTACAATGGCAAGAGCGTTATATTTCAACTATTCACCATCTCTTATTTAAGAAAGGAGAGCATATGGACAAGAAAAAGCGGGGCAGACCCAAACTTCCGGATGATGAGAGGCTTGACTGCCCCTATTACCTGCGACTTACCAAGGAGGACAGAGAGAAGCTCAATCGCCTTGCTAAGGAGAAGAATCTTAGCGTTGCTGAATACTTAAGAAAAGTTATATTTGAAAAGGAGGAGGTATGAAAGAGAAGATCGTGCTGGATTTCATGTATTGGCTTGATAATCACCTTATCGACTATGGCATCAGAAGACATGACCGCGATGGTGACGGTGATGATAGCTATGACTTTGATATTTACATTGATTTCGGAGAGTCTTACGTCAGGGTATCTGACTTTTCCGAAAACGGTCAGTGTTATGTAAGGGATAACGGTCTTGTTAGCTGGATGAGCATGTTTGAACTTGCAGAACTTATTCTTGATTACCACAACGAAAGCAAAAAGGAGAACTAAATCATGAAAATGTCTAGAAACGAATTCCTCGGACTCAGTGCAATCGTAACTATCGGTCTTCTCGCATATGATTCCTACAAAACTAGAAAGACTCTCAAAGAGAAGGAACAGCAGTATACAGTCGATCTGGAGAACGCCGTCGAAGAGGTAAAGGCTGAGGTGAAAAACCACATCCATGATCAGCTCATCGAGGAGTCTATCAGGAAGGCTGTAGACGCTAAAGTTGATGATATTCTGAAGGAAGCTAAGAGCGAGTCTGTCAAGGCGGCCAGAGATACCATCAGCTCTACGTGCATGGTGGCGGTCAACACCACCTGGAACAGTCTCAAGAATGATATTTCCAACAAGCTTGTCGCAAAGGCCGGTAAGCTGGATGTGGAAGAGATCAGGGAAGACGCTACCCGTAAGCTCAGAGAGAAGGCTTCCAGAGATGTCGACGAGAAGCTCGATCAGATGATTGATGATATTCGCGACAAAGCTGACAAGAGAATCGATGCGGCTGTAAAACGGGCTGAATCCAAGATCGACAAGAGGTCTACAGATCTTATGAGCGATCTTAAGTCCACTTACGACTTCGCTAAGAAGATCGCACTTATGTAAGGAGGTTATATTTTGGAGGAAAACTACAAATTTGTGGATTTTCGTCGGTATTGCCCTCTTTGCATCCATAACGATGAAGAAGAGAGTGATCCGTACAAACCGTGTAACGATTGTCTGGCAGAAGGGGCTCGTATCGGGTCCCAGAAGCCTATTAATTTTAGGGAAGCTGAGTAAGTTTTACAACTCCTATAATGCAGTAGCAAACAACACAACATTATAGGAGGTAACTATGATTACAATTTTGGTAGCAATTATGCTCGGTATTATGGCCATTGGGGTCGTAGCTGGCGTGCTTATATTTGGTATAGGTATGCTTGGCACGATCCTGTTGTGGGGCGTAAAGCTGGGTATATGCTTGATACCAATCACAATCGGGGTCTTCTTAGTGAAGGTTCTGTTTGGTATCTGACGATAAGAGGTCTTGGCAGAAATGTCAGGGCCTCTTTGGTTTTTTTTCAGCAAGGTCTACAGACACTATAATGGAGTATTAACATTGTTATATTTTTAGGAGGTTTTATGAAATTTGATGTATTTAAGAAAGTAGGTAAACTTATTTGTAAGTCAAGAAAGGAGATTGTAAAACACACTCCCCAGATTATGGCTGTCTGTGGCGTAGGATGCCTTGTTGGGGCGACTGTCTGTGCGATCAAGGAGACCCCGAAGGCTAATAAGAAGCTGGAAGAGAAGAAAGCCCTTGATAAGAACATGACAACGCTCCAGAAGGTAGCCGTGGTAGGTCCTGAGTACAAGGGAACTATCGCTCTTACGGCGGCTGGCATAGCTCTGGAGATTGGCGCTTGGAAGGTCGAAGGCGATAAGATGGCAAAACTTATCACCACATCAGCAGGCCTTTACACGGCGGCAATCGATTCCAAGAAGAACTATGTCGATGCAACTAAGGAGATCGTCGGCGAGGACAAGGCTAAGGAGATCGAGGAAACTGCTAAGAAGAAGGAAAACGTAATCGTGTCGTCTTCTGGCGCTGAAATCGATGCCGATCTGCTTATTCCGGATCGCAGCAGGGTTGTACCTTGTAAGTTCAGCATCACTAAGAAGACATGGTACGGAACTTATGACAAGATAGTCGAAACGATGGAGGATCTCGTCTATCAGCTTAAGGAAAACGGTTATATTACTATCGGCGATATTACCGAAAGACTCTATTCTGATGCGTGTGATCTGAACATCGGCTATGTTGTAGAGCGGTCTGACGGATGGGGATATTCTGAAGTAGACGCAGAACACCTTCTGAGGTATCGAATCGAGCCTTGGGAGGATGAATTCCACAGGCTTGGATGGTATCTGAATCTTATCGAAGATCCTGAAGAGCTCCACTAAGCTGGGGAGTGATAGAGGGGCTGGCAGAAATGTCAGTCTCTCTTATTTTTATACGGATATGCGCAAAAATTGCAGTTTGTATAATAGAGGTAAAACTCGGAAGCAAGTTAATTATTTATATTTAAGGAGGAATCCAATTATGGAAGACAACAAGAACATGAACAATGGAACAGTTAACGAGACAACCGACAAGAAGGAGACGGAGAACACCGCTCCTGCAGAGGAGAAAGTTTCGGTCTTTAAGAAGATCGGAGGTGGAATTAAGAAGAACTGGAAGAAGGTTCTGATTCCGGTAACTCTGGTAGCTGGAATGGCTGCCGGCGTTGCTGCGGATCGGGCTGGACTCCCGTTTGGGAAGAAGGCCGCCGACGACGGAGAGACAACCGAGGAGTGATCTGTAGGAGAGGGAGCTACGGCTCCTTCTCTTTTTTCTTTATATTTCGTGGGAGGTGGATATGAGAAAGCCTAAGCGCGTTAAAAGATCAGAGCGTCTGAAAAGAGCAATGCTTCTAACAACTCCAGAGGGCGTTAAGACACCTGAGACACAGAAGCTCATAAAAATGCTTACGGAGCAATATAATGGCATTCCGCCTGCGTTATATACCCTTAATGCTGTCGGCGAGCCCATACCGTTAGAAGAGGCAATGCAATGAACGAACTTGACATCGCTATGGTAGTTATATTTCTGTTTGGGCTTCTTGGAGCGCACATAGAACCATGGAGCCCTCATCCGCCTCTTATGATAGGAGCGGGCCTGTTATATTTTGGGGCAAGAATAGCAGTCCATATAGTAGGTAGTAACATTTGTAGTTTTAGGAGGTATAAGAATGGACAAAAAGAGTATAGTAACAAAAATTCTCATGGTGATCGGGTTCGTTGCTGGCGGCATTGGAACGGCCGTTACAGCAGGCGAGATCCCCGAAAATATTGAGAAGGCAAAGAAGCTTTTGTCCGGGAAGGAAGAGGAGACTCCCGAGACAGAGACAGAAGATCAGTAACTATCAACCGGAGGGGCTGGCAGAAATGTCAGTCTCTCTTATTTTTAAGGAGAATTTATGGCAAAAGTAGATCTTGACGGTTTTACACCAAACTCAGACAGAGCAAGAGCAACTGTGGAAAGTCCTCCCGAGACAGCAGAGGATACGGAACTCGTCGAATACACACCGATGAAGAAGAGGAATATTCTCTCAAGGATATTTGACGTTCTAGGGATTAACACCGACATCAAAGGTACAGTCGAGTCTGTATGGGAAGATGTTATAGTGCCTTCGTTCCTGGACGGCTGCAGAGATAGCATATACACTGCAGCTGATTATATTTTTGGCGGCAACATATCGAGAAGATCGAGGCCGTCAGGGAGTAAGTCAAAGGATAAGAACTATACTCCTTATGGCGACGTGTCTAAGAAAAACTCTAGCACCAGAGTTAAGCAGCCCTCCCAAAAAGCATATTATCTGGAATGGGACACCAGAGAGGAAGCCATTGAAGTCAAAGATACCATGGAAATGGTCTATGAACAGCGTGGGTACGTTACTATCGCGGACATGCTTGCAGCAGATAATAAAACCACATCAAATTATACTCTTCAATATTGGGGATGGTATGACCTTAGAAAAATTAATGTCAGAACCGGCAGCAATAGGAAGTATTATCTCGACCTTCCTAGACCCGTAATTATTGAAGAGGAAAGATAAGTGGATAATCCATGTTACAAATGTGAAATAAGAAGAGCCGGATGCCATAGCGTGTGTCCGGCTTATATTTTATGGAAGAAAGAAGTAGAAGAGATTCGTAAAAAGCGCGTACAAGCTCATTACGAAGACAACTACTTCAGTGATCCAAGGAGGTACTGGGACAGAGATGGGCAACACTAAATCATATTTGAAAAATTACGATCTTATATGTGATCTGCAGAAGGCTGGTCAGGCGCTTCTCGATAAGGGACATAATTATAAATTTGTTCCTAATGCTAATTCAGACGAGGAAGGCAGAAAAACTTCTATGATCAAGATCTGTGAGCAGATTAGAAAGGAAGCTCAGAAGATCGTAGATATGGGCTATAACGTAAAAATAGCTTGTACGGACGATGTCAAAGCTGCAGGGTACAAAAGAGAATGGCCTAGGAGGAATAGGCATGAGTTTAACTAAGGTAGAAAACTCTCAGGCAGCCAAGGCCGATGCAGGTAAACTTCCTATGGATCTCGTTCCTGTGCAGATCGTAAGAGATATTGCCGAAGTCAGAAGATACGGCAATGACAAACACGGAGACCCTGACAACTGGCGTAAGGTGGACAAGCGTAGATATGTGGCAGCGCTTATGAGACATCTAGCTTCTTATATCGATTATCTCAACGGAGATAGTGACGGCAAAGATAAGGAATCCGGCATTGAGCACTACAAGCACATGGCATGTAATATGGCTTTCATCTGCGAGATGGAGAAATGGGAGGAAGGCGGAGCAAAGAGAGAGCCGTTATCTCGCTCAGAACTCATCCATTGTGGAGAATGTAAACATTATGTATTCATTGATGACAGCGTGGATAGGTTTCCAATTAGAGGATGTTCTCTTACGGGATTTAACGATGTTGACGCTGATGATTTTTGCAGTCGTGCCGAAAAGAGAGAGGTAACGGAATGAAAGAGACAATAATTCATTATTTGCAAATTGGCTCTGTATGGATGTTCGTATGTATAGCTTATTTTTTCGTTACGATGATTATTGCGGCGATAAGCAGGAATGGTACCTTGATGCGTATAAGAAATTTGAAAACCGCTGTATAAAGATGGATGGGAGCAGATGATGAGTGACCTGATAGACAGACAGGCGGCGATTGATGCGCTTGATAAAAGATTTGACTCTATACCAATGGAGCAGACAACAGGGATTTTGTTATTACGAAGAGATTTAAGAGAATTGCCGTCCACCAACACTTCGGAGTATCCGAACAGTTCCGACACGATCAGCAGGCAGCAGATGATAGGTGCGCTCCGCAATTATCTTGTCGGAAAGAATGTTCCATGTGACGGAACGCTGACATGCCGACTAATTGAAAACGAGGTAATTAGCAAGTTGCCGCCCGCACAACCAAAGAAAGGGAGATGGATTTCTGCCGATGCAATGTTCCACGGAGTACCGTTTTACTGCTGCTCTGAATGCGGAGAGAATACAAGGGATACAGTGATGGGCAAACCGAGATGGAAGTTCTGCCCAATGTGCGGAGCGAAGATGGAGGGGACGGAATGAAGGGCTACAAAGGCATGAATGCACACATGAAATGCCGTGGGATGCAGTACGAGGTAGGAAAAACATATCACGTTGATGGAGGTATAAACGTATGCTCTAACGGTATGCATTTCTGCGAACGGTTGAATGATGTGTTTGATTTTTACAAACGAGAAGGGAACAGATTTTTTGAGGTCGAGGCAAGCGGAACAGTTAAGACAGAAGGGCGAAAGAGTGCCGCTTCTGACTTGAGAATCGTTCGGGAACTTGACGACATAGAGATAAACAGAACTGTTTACGGCTGCGGCTACGGCAACAGCTACGGCTATGGCTACGGCTGCGGCTACGGCTACGGCTACGGCAACAGCTACGGCAACGGCTACGGCGACGGCTATGGCTACGGCTGCGGCTACGGCAACGGCAACGGCAACGGCTACGGTAACGGCTACGGCAACGGCTACGGCGACGGCTATGGCAACGGCAACGGCAACGGCAACGGCTACGGCAACGGTAACGGCAACGGCAATATACAAAGAGTTTTAATGTTTGCATGAAAGGAGAAATGGAATGAATAATACTTGCTTTGTTTGTGAATATGGATGGATTGTGATTGGCAAAGAGACTGGCAGAACATCAGAAGCGGTGACACTGAAAGAAGCATCTGTTGTCCGCAAATGGAATAATGGCAAGGGAATCGGCGGAATTGCCAAAGCTGAGAACAAGAGCGAGTACACTCTCGATGCTATCGATGATGTGGTGATCCGTCTGAGCAAGGTGCTGTTTGAAATCCCGTGCGAGTGGTGAGGTGACGGAATGAGCGAAGCAATAGCATTTATAGCAGGAATGGTGGCGATGGGAATAACGTGGTTCATCAACGACAACTCCTCGAGAACGTCTCCATATCGCAGAGGATTTGAGGAAGGCTATAGGAAAGCAATGAAAGATTATGAGCAGAATGGAGCGAGGAATGACACCGACGAGACTGTTTGAGATAGCATGTGAAGATAGTAAGAATATTTGTGACCTGAAGGAGATTGTAGACACATACAAGCGTCTGGATTCCGGTGCCATTGAGATGAAACTCAAGAACGGCAAGAAAGGCGTGTTCAGGATCGACGGCAACACTAAGCAGAAGTATCTGATGTTCCAGTGGAGGTGAATCGATAACAGATTCAACGAGTGTGCTCCCGGTATACATTTCTTTTTGGGTCGAAACGAGGCCCTTAGATATGCTGAGCTTTATGTGAAATAGGAGGTTATATTTATGTCTGATCTTATTCAGGCCACCGCAGAAGTAGTATCTAGGTTTATTACAGTACTTCTGTGGCTTATGGTGATTATATTGTGTACAGCGGCAGTTATCGGGATTCCTATTCTTATAATTGCCGCTATTTATTTTGTGGTCTCGCTGTTCCTGCACCTGACTTTCACTTGGCCTCTAGCAATACTGATAGGGACCTTTACTGAGGTCTTTTTAGTGTGCATTGTCATGGAAGGAGAGACATTATGAGTTCGAACTTAGACACTTTAAAGTTTATGCAGGATACGGTTTTTAAGGCAACACAAAAATTAGATGGAATGTATGACTATAAAAATCTCGGACTCGGCACATTAAGATTCAGCATGGACTGGGGCACTCAAACCTTCGATATCTATCTTGATGATTCTGGGGTTTCTATACCTTTTGGCTTATTCCATACGACGAATAACCCGGAAGATTTCATTGTAGCTTATGTTAAAGAGCTTATTAATAAGGAGATTACTAAGATGAAAAAAGAGAGTAACGATCAGATGCTGCAGATGGCAAAGAACGCAGTTGCAAGATGGTTCAACAAACACAACGGACCCACAACGATCCAGCCTGACGAGGTTTATATTGTGTGGTTCTGCAAGACTCTTCAGAACTGGAAGGCGCTGTGTGGCGCTCACCATGAGGACGGGATGTACTACGAGGTCACCTACGATGGTAATAAGAACTGCGCGTATTTGGATGCCTACAAGAAGTGGGACAACGAGCAGATCTATGAGGAGGATCTGGTATGAGCGCAGAGGAAGCAATCGAAGTTCTGAAAGCGTTAGAGGACTGGTTATATTTCAGTTCGATAAACGGCGGAACAAAGATCCAGCGAGAAGCCATTGAAATAGCTATAGCAGCCCTCGAAGAAAAGGAGGCAAAGGTATGATGAGCGTAGATGAAGCAATCGATCAGTTGGATGATCTTATCACCGGCATGTGCACAGGTACTTATATTCAGTTTAACGAGGATGATGTCGAAGCAATCAGGATCGCCAAGGAAGCACTTGAAGAGAAAGCGGGGTATTGATATGACATGTGTAGAATACTTGTCCGAATTGAACAATATACCCAATAAGTATGACGGTTTAACCCCCAAATGAACTGCGTATTAAGGCATCCAACGCTGCTTTTATCAAGTCCAAGGTAGATTATAGTACAACATTTGTCAACATGGACGAAGTAAGAGGATGGCAGATCAGGTGTTTTAGAGAGCTTGATCAGAAGAAGATCGACGGTAGCATCAACAAAAACCTCTTAAAATTCGCTTTAGGATCTGCCCTTTTTATGGCCGGCGTGTGCATTATGGGAAGCGCAAGTGAGCAGATCGGCTGGTGGAGCGCCATACAGCGTGTCTCTTCGGAGAAATTCGATGATATTTGCCTTGATAGCGCACACGCCAAGGGATATAAGCTTGCTAGTGAGCTCAAAAATAGATAAAAATTACAGGCACTATAGTAGAGATGAAAGAGGCTGGCAATTTAGTCAGTCTCTTTCATTTTTTGCAACACATTAATTAACAAAAAGGAGAACATTATGAGTTTCAAGAAGACATTTGCAAATCTCGGACTTAAAGTCAGAAAGCATTCGCCCGAAATCTGCGGGTTTGTGGGCACAATCGCCGTTATCGGAGGCGTTATCTGGGCCTGCAAGGCGACTATGGACTGCTCGGATAAGATCAAGGAGACAAAAGGCAACATCGAAGACATCAAAACATCCATCAAGGACGAGGTGATCGAGGAAAAGCAGGGTAAAAAGGACATTCGCGGTGAGTGGATCGAGTGTGCCAGAGTCTGCGCTATCAAGTATGCAGGACCTGCTGTTCTTCTCGGTGGAGGATTATATCTCCAGCATAAGTCCAGAAAGATTATGGGTAAGAGACTCGATCTTGCTGCGGCTGGTTATGCGGCACTTAATAATAAGTACACAACCCTTGCAGACAACGTTAAGAAGCAGTATGGCGAGGAGGAGTTCGAGAGACTCCAGTATGGCCTCGTTGACGGGGTTACAGAGGTCAGAACGACCGACGAAAACGGTATCGAGACCTCTAAGATGCAGGGATTTGATAAGATCGTAGACCGGGATAAGGTAGGCGGATTTACAATTATATTCGACAATCAGAGTAGCCGCCATTTCACTGATATTTTACACAATGAGGACCTCCTGAGAAGAATCGAGACCGATTATACGGAGAGGCTTCATAGAGAGGGTGTCGTGTGGCTCTGTGATATTTTAAGAGACCTTGATATCAGAGCTAAGGATCAGGATACCGCTAACATGTGGAGAAATATCTGCTGGGTCGATGACGCAAGCCGTAAGGACACCGATCGATGCGTTAAGCTTAGGTTTACGAGGGTCTTCGATGGTAACAGCAAGAACTATGCGACAGGTTATGATCCGGTTTATATTTTAGATCCTAACTATGACTCTACATACAAGAACGACTGGTTCAAATACGCTAGGTAAGGTAAAATGAGAAAAGACTATGACTGGGGAAACTGCCCATTTCGTAAATGCGAATTTTTTGGTCCCAGAGAGCCTAAGTCTGCGCAGTATGGCCGTGGGTGGCATTATATTTGCAAGAAGAACGGCGGCAGATGCTTCCCCAGTTTCTGTCTTGGGCCTTATGAAGATAGTGATATGAAAGGAGACGGCAATGAATAAGAAGAATATTCTTATATTTGTGGGAGGTATGATCGCCGGTGCAGTAGTCGGAATCATTGCGGTGGATAGTAAGATCGAGAAAAAGTACCGTGAAAAGGCCGACGAAGAGATTCAGAAGGCTGCTGACAGCGCTAATGAGAAGATTCGCACCTATAAAGACCAGATTAAGAAGCTCAAAGAGAAGATTTCCCAGCAGAAAGTCACTATTAATGTCCTTGCCGACCAGGTTAGAGAGGGTAAAGGCGGGGATATTAGTGATATTTTGGGAGATAGTGACGATGATACGGAGGATGATCCAGGATTTGTCGAGTTTCCGGACAGCAAAGAAGAATCTCCAAGAGTACAGTATCGCCACTACGCTTCGAGATACGGTCGTAAATTGTATTCAGAAGACGACTTTGATGACGAATATGAAGAACTTGATCCAGAAGAAGAGGAAGAAATCATCAAAAATCGTAAGCCCAGAATGATTGATGAGTCTACTTTCTCTACCACGGCGCTGCATTATAGTAAGGAAGATATTGATTATTACATGCAGGATGGGAAGGTTCTTAGCGAAGACGGTGAGTATCTTGACGGTTATGCTGGGCTTATTGGTGAAGATTGGCTTAGCGGAGATCATGAGGACGGAGACGAGTGCTACGTTCGTAACGACAATCTTCACTCGGATTATCATATTACATTCATCGCTGATAAGGGCGAGAGGCATATTAGCGATGTAACTGAAGATTGGGAGGATTAATGGCAGATTATATTCATATAGATAAGGCTATTGTCAGGAAGGATTACTTCGAATGGCTTAAGAGTCTTGTCGATGCCTCCGAAGATTATTCAATGTTGTGGTGGCAGCTCCATCATACCGACTATGTTTGGATAGTTGATATGGATGAAAATAGGGCTGCCGACGGTAAGTATCTGAGGTATTCCTTCACGGTTACGGCGTATGATCGGATTGATTATAACCCCGAAGAAGTGGAGGAATATCTTAGCGGACCATGCTCTGTGTTCGAGATGTTAGTGGCATTAGCCAAGAGAATTGAACATGATATTATGGACGACATTGACGAAGGAGACCGCACAGGACAGTGGTTTAACGAGATGATTGCCAATCTTGGTCTCGATAAATACGATGATGCACACTATAATAGCAGCGAAATCGAGGAGATAGTTTGGCGGTTTATGGGGCGAAAATACCCCAAAAATGGCAAGGGAAATGTGTTTTTAGCGTCCCAAAAGGTGGGCCAGAAAGGTGGGCCACTTTTTCAATATCAGGAAATTTGGACGCAGATGCAAAATTACTTTCTCGAAAAATATGGAATTTAGGGTCAAAATTTGCCAAAAAACGCCAAAAATTAAGGGGGGTGGGCCACTTTTGTGCCCAGGTGGGCCAATTCCTGAAAACAAAAACTGGCCCATAAATAGCTATCTTAAAAATCAAAGGTGGGCCAAAAATTGGCAAAAAATGGCCTTTTTTAGCCAAAAATCGCCAAAAAATGGTTTTTTCGATAGCTATTTATTGCAAAAATAAGGGGGGTGGGCCAAAAACCCACTTTTTTCCTCTACCTTTATATAGAAAAAATTAATAATATAAAAAAGTTTTTGGCACCTACCTGGCCCGGCCCTTTGGCCCACTTTTTATTAACTATTTTAGGAGGTACGAAATGACGGATGCTTGACTTTATAAAAATTAGGATTAAGAAGAATAAGGATGGGTCAATAGAGGTGAGCCCCGATTTCGTCCCTAGTAAAAGAAACTCAGATCTTATGGTAAGAGGCGGAGCGTTCTATGCCGTCTGGGATGAGAAGGCTGGCTTATGGTCGACTGATGAATACGATGTGTTCGAACTGGTTGACGGTGCGTTGTGGAACAAGGTCGAAGAGCTTAAGAACAACTATGGCTCTGACAGAGATTATATTGTCAAGCAAATGAGCGAGTTCTCTTCCAACAAACTCCTTGAGTGGAAGAAGTATCTTAAAGCCAGTCCTGACCACTATCACACCCTTGATGACGTTGTTACTTTTCGCGGTGATGAAGTCTGTAAAGAGGACTATGTCAGTAAGCGCCTGCCATATTCTCTAGCTGATGGACCCACTCCTAATTATGACACGCTTATGAATACGTTATATTCTGAGAGTGAGCGCGACAAGTTTGAGTGGGCTATCGGAAGTATTCTTAATGGAGATTCCAGAAAGATACAGAAGTTCATAGTTTTGTATGGCGAAGGAGGAACTGGTAAGGGAACGGTACTTAAAATTATTGAGGCGCTGTTCAGAGGATATACCGCCACCTTTAATGCAAACGCTCTGACAACTAGTAACAATCAGTTTGCCTTATCGCAATTTAAATCAAATCCGCTTGTAGCAATTCAGTATGACGGGAAACTCAATCGTATTGAAGATAACACTCTTCTTAACAGTTTGGTTGCTCACGAACCTATGACTGTTAACGAGAAGTATAAAGCTCAATATGAAGCCAGTTTCTCGACTTTTTTGTTTATGGGGTCTAACAGCCCTGTAGCCATAACTGATGCTAAGAGCGGACTCATAAGAAGGCTTATTGATGTAAGTCCGACCGGTAAGAAGGTTCCTTATGATATTTATGACAGGTCAATGAACGGCGTTACGTTCGAGCTTGGCGCAATAGCAAAGAGGTGTCTTGATAAATACAAGTCGTTAGGCATTACATATTATGACAAATACAAACCGTCAAATATGTTTATGGCAACTAACGATATGTATAACTTCGTGGCTGACCATTATGATATTTTTGCTGAGGCTCCTTATGTCAGCCTTAAACAGGCGTGGAATATGTATAATGAGTATGTCTCCGAGACGAACATGCAATACTCATATAACATGCGTGTGTTTAAGAGTGAGTTCAAGAACTATTTCGAAACGTTCAGCGAGAGGGCAAGATGTGGTAATGGGGATAGGCTTAGGAATGTGTATCGCGGCTTTAAAAAGGATATGTTCACTATCCACGAGGACATGTTCGTCGATGATATTTCTGAGGACTATTTTGATGAGAGCGAAGTTAATGGCGGTGAGGACGCTGGTGAGTCGACCGACAAGTCGCGGGATTGGCTTGACCTTATAGAGCAGCACAGTAAACTTGATGATATTTTTGCGGACTGCCTCGCTCAGTATGGTAATAAGGACGAGAAACCCCAGAGGCCTTGGAGCGAAGTTAATACACATCTTAGGAATCTTGATACGTCTAGACTTCATTATGTGCTGCCGGATCTTGAAGGACATATAATGATAGACCTTGACCGTAAGGACGAAAGCGGAAATAAATCTATGGTGCTTAATCTTGCTACGGCTAGGATGTTCCCTCCTACTTATGCTGAACTTAGTAAGAGTGGAGGCGGGCTTCATTTGCATTATATTTACACAGGTGATGTTAGCGAGCTCGAAAGCATGTACGTCGATGATGTTGAGATTAAAGTGTACAGAGGAAAAGCATCGTTAAGAAGGAGGCTTACACGATGCAACAATTTGGACCTGTCTGTGATAAGCAGCGGGCTTCCTTTGAAAGGAGTAAATAAGGTGCTGAATGTAAATGATATTTCGGTTCAGGATGAGAAGCGTCTTATAGCTAGAATTAAGAGGTGTCTTCAGAAGAAGCATCATGGCCATACAACGCCTGAGGTGCATTATATTTATGACACCTTGGAATGGGCGTATAACAGCGGTATGCATTATGATGTGCGTTCTCTTAGGCGTCCTATAAAAACGTTTTGCCAGGAGAGCACTAATCAGGCACCGCATTGTCTTAAGCTTTTCGGTAAGATGAAGCTGTGCAGTGATGATGCTTTAGACGAAGCTTCTAATCCTGAGGCAGCAGAGAATAGTGATATTTTAAAAGATTCGGATAAACCAGTATCGTTCTTTGATATCGAGGTTGCTCCGAATCTTTTACTTGTTTGCGCTAAAGATTGGCATGATGAGAATTCGTGGCTCGTTCTTATTAATCCTACCCCCAGCGAACTTGAGGAAAAGCTCTTTATTAAGAAACTGTGGGGTTTTAATAACTTGTCCTACGATAATCCGGTATTATACGCAAGATATACGGGAGCAAGTAACCTTGAGTGTTATAACTTGTCTAAGTCAATCATTGGCGGCAATAAGGCGGTCAATCCCAGGTCGAAGCGCATTTCTGAAGGAGACCTCTTTGATATTGCGGCAAAGAAGCAGTCTCTTAAGAAGTGGGAAATTGAAATGGGATGTGATCATGATGAGATGGATGTCGATTGGGATAAGCCTATACCAGGGGCTCTTTGGGGAAGGCTTATCGAATATTGTAAGCACGACGTTAGAGCGACTGAGGCACTTTATGACAGGCTTTCTGAGGATATTAATGCCAGGAAGGTATTGTCAGAGCTTAGCGGTCTTAGTGTAAATGAGCGGTCCAGAGCCCATACTACGAAAATTATATTTGGAGAGAACAAGAATCCGTGCTTAGTTTACACGGACCTTTCTACTGGCGAAAGGAGCGATGGTACTAAGGATGTTGTGTGCTTTCCCGGATATGAGTATTCGGAGAAGGGAATTGATAAGGAGCGCTATAAAGGCAAGGTAGTAAGCGGTAAGTCTATCTATAAAGGGTATGACCCTGGAGAAGGTGGCTTTGTTTACGCTGAGCCTGGGATGCATTACAATGTGGCTCTTCTTGACATTGCTTCTATGCATCCGTCATCCATTAAGGCTGAGAATCTCTTCGGAGACTACACGCAGCGATTTAATGATATTGTTGAGGGCCGTCTTGCTATCAAGCACAAGGATTATGACAGGCTTAAAGAGCTTCTTAACGGGGCGCTTTCTAAATACGTGGGGAGTGACGAAGAGATGGAGACTCTGTCCTCGGCGCTTAAGCTTGTAATTAACAGTGTGTACGGGTATACAACGGCGAACTTTACGAATCCGTTTAAGGATCCTAGAAATGATGACAATATCGTGGCTAAGCGTGGAGCATTGTTCATGATTGACCTTAAAGAAGAAGTTGAGAAACGAGGCTTTAAGGTTGCCCATATTAAGACCGACTCTATTAAGATTCCTAACGCAACTCCTGGAATTATCGAGTTTGTCATGGAGTTTGGCAAGAAGTACGGTTATACATTTGAGCACGAGGCGACTTATGAGCGCATGTGTCTTATGAACGACTCCGTTTATATTGCCAAATATGATGATAAAGGTATTCGTAACAAGGGAGGAAAGCACGCAGGAGAATGGACGGCCACTGGTAAGCAGTTCCAGGTTCCTTATGTGTTTAAAACACTCTTTAGCGGAGAAGAGATCGAGTTTGACGACTTGTGCGAAACAAGAAGCGTTAAGACGTCCATGTATCTCGATATGAACGAGAACATGAAAGAAGATGAGCACAATTATGTGTTTGTTGGACGTGTAGGTCGGTTCTGCCCTATGAAGGATGGAGCGGGAGGCGGTCTGCTTATGAGGAAAAATGATAATGGATATGGAGCCGTCACCGGAACTAAGGGATATAGATGGCTTGAATCTAATATCGTTAAGAATCTTCATAAGGAAGATGACGTAGACCGCAGATATTATCAGAAACTCGTCGACGATGCCGTAAATGATATTTCAAAGTTCGGCGACGTCGATAAGTTTATAAATGAATCATTATTAACTTATGTTGAAGCGGTGCCTTTCATGAATGCACCAGAGGAGGAGACAGCATGATCGAGAACATGACTATTAACAGAGAAGACGAGACAGTAGTATTTAACAAGGCGCAGATCCCTTACGGAAATTGGAGGAACTTTGCTGGAGGACCCACGAAGTTCAACAAGCAGAATACTCAGCGCTTCTTCCATCTCTTTCTGACTGATGAAGAAGCAAAGAGACTGGAGGATGCCGGATGGAACGTAAAGTGGCTTGAGCCTAAGAATCCTTCTGAGCCCAAGCAGGCGCACCTTCAGGTGTTTATCAAGCTTGATGGACCTGCGAGACTTCAGCCCAGGATCTGGCTCACCAGAAAGAACGGTAAGCCTATCCTCATGGACGAAGAGCTTATCAATCAGCTTGATATGGACGACTTTGCCAGAGTCAAGCTTCAGATCCGTCCTTATGACTGGACTCTCGATAGCGGAGTATCTGGCAGGAAGGCGTTCGTCAAGCAGATGTTTGTAACTTTGGTAGAGGACGAGTTCTCTGCTGAATTCTTTGGAGATGACGTCGATGAGGCTATGCCCTTCGAATAATTATATTTATGAGCTTTAGACTTAGAGAACATCAAGTCAGGGCGCTATCTCAGATGCGCAACGGATGTATTCTAAATGGAACAGTAGGTTCGGGCAAGAGCGTGACTTCTCTTGCCTATTATTTTATTCTTGTTTGCGGAGGTTCTTTGATCACTTTTAAGATGGAGCGACCAAGGGACCTCTATATAATTACCACGGCCACAAAGAGAGACAAGAAAGAGTGGCCAAAAGAGTGCGCTTTATTTGGGCTGACTGAAGGTAAAGGGCTGGTTATTGATAGTTGGAACAATATTAGGAAGTATGAAAATGTAAGTAACGCGTTCTTTATATTTGACGAACAACGGGTTGTTGGTAACGGCGCGTGGGTTAAAGCGTTTCTTAATATTACAAAGAGAAACAAGTGGATACTTCTCAGTGCTACGCCAGGCGATAATTTCATGGACTACTGTCCTGTGTTCATAGCCAACGGCTTTTATAGGAACCGAACAGATTTTATCAGACAGCACGTTATCTATAAACCGTACGTCAAGTATCGTGCTATTGATCGGTATGTGAATGTAAAGAAATTATATTACTACCGAGACAAGATTCTGATACACATGGATTTTGATAGAAATGTGGAGTATCACCATTACGACGTTATAGTGCCTTATCAAAGTGACCTTTACAAGCATATCTTAAAAGACAGGTGGAATATCTTTAAGAGTCAGCCTATAACAAATGCCTCTGAACTTTGTTATACTCTTAGACGGCTTGTTAATAGCGACGAACGTAGACTGCAGAAGGTGGGAGAGATTATAGAAGCTCATCAGAAAGTAATTATATTCTTCAACCATACATATGAAGCTGACCTTCTTATCGAGTTGTGTCGTCGTCTTGATATTCCTGTAGCCAGATGGGACGGTGAGAAGCACGAGCCGATTCCAGCCACAGACCGTTGGGTTTATATTTTGCAGTATGCAGCTGGCGACAGTGGATGGAACTGCATAGAGACCGACACAATTATATTCTATTCTCAGAACTACTCTTACAAGTCGACTGTTCAGGCAGCTGGCAGGATAGACAGAATGAATACGCCATTCAGAGATCTTTACTATTACCACGTCCGTTCCAAG